GAGTTTTCTACCTCCCCTTTCTTTTCTTAAGGGGGTTAAGAAAGTTATTATTCCCCTGGGGGGTCAACTGCTTATGCGTCTTAAGGTTCACTGATCGAAGGCTGCGACGTTAAGAAAGCAGTTCCGCCGGATGGAGGTTCTTGTGCTCCTTGGGCAGGGGATGGGTGGTCAGATTGACTTTTGCTTGCAATCTCCCTATCCTCGCGCGAGGCCACAGATCCATCCTTCCATGGACAGAAGAACCGACATGAACGACATCCCGCTCACGCGTCAACAGATCACAGGCATAGGACGCCCGAGTGAGCTGGTTTGGGAACGCTTCCTTGTCATCTGTGAGACCCTCGCTAAGACGGGGGCGAAGTACCACAGCTGCACAGTCAACGGCTTCAGCTACTGGACAGTGACAGACCTCATCCGCGAGCGTGAGAAGGCGGGGGACCCTCGCTGGAAGCAGGCTTGGGACCTTGCGCAGGAACATTATCGGGACAGTCTGGAAGCGGAAGCCCGCAGAAGAGCTCTTGAGGGTGTAGACCGACCAGTGTTCTACAAAGGGCGGAAGGTCGCCACGGTTAAGGAATACAGTGACAGGCTTCTGGAGATGCTGCTGCGGGGCGAGCGCCCCGAGAAGTTTAGGGATAACGTCAAGCTAGACGCCAACGTGACCGGGGGCGTTCTTGTAGTTCCTGCTAAGATGAGCGTTGAGGAATACCTCAACCAGAAGGCGGAGAACCCTGATGGCTAACACAACCAAGCTGGTTCTTCCGCTTGTGGCCTTCAATCAGGCTCAGAAGCACGTTACCGTTAATGAGGCACTCACCCGTCTAGACGCCCTTGTACAGTTGTCCGTCATCAACCGGACCCTCACCGCTCCTCCGGGTTCCCCGCAAGAAGGGGACCGACACATCATCGCCTCGGGTGCGACTGGTGCCTGGTTGAACAAGGACCTCAATGTGGCGGCATGGCAGAACGGGGCTTGGACCTTTCTGGTTCCCCGGACGGGCTGGACTGTTTGGGTAGAGGCGGACAACGCTCTGTACACCTGGACCGGGAGCACCTGGGAGCCTACTCTAAACTTCACTGACATCAGTGACAGTGAGTTCAGTCTCGCGGACAATCTGGATCCGACCAAAAAAGCAGCGTTTCAGCTATCGTCTATCTCTTCCGGGACCACGCGGACTTACACGCTTCCTAATATCAGCGCAACCCTCGCTCATCTTGGGAACGCGGCTCAGACTTTCACTGGATCCACAACCTTTTCCAACAGCTTTACCGCTTCGGGCACCAACACGCTGTCCGGGACTACGACCATGTCTGCCGCCTCTGGCGTCTGGGGCTCTGCGACGGGAACCGCTACTTATGGGCTTGGTGCGGGAGCTACCACTAATGGTACGACTAAAACCATCAACATTGGTACTCTCGGGGTAAGTGGATCAACCACAGTCATCAATGTAGGCTCTGCCGTCTCGGGAGCCTTAGGCTCCCTCATCATCAATACCCCTACCGTGACTTTCGCCAACACGGTGACGTCTGTTGGTATGCCGCAGGCCAATCTGACGGCAAATTGGCTTGGTCTCGGAGGCGCGACTGCTGACAACGTTAACCGACTTTCAATCAACACGCCTTCCGTCCTGTTGAATAACGCAGGCGCGAGCATCGACATGACGTTCAACAAGAACGGAGTGAGTAATGATGCGACCTTGAGCTTTAAGACTGGGTTCAGCACTCGGGGTATTGTAGGCCTTCAGGGGGATGATGATCTGACCTTGAAGGTTAGCCCTGATGGATCCAACTTCAATACTTCCATCATACTGAAGGCCGGAACCGGACGGGCGGAGATAGTTAAGCCTTTAGAGCTGGTGACTCAATCCAGTCTCCCGTCTGCTCCGGGCTCTGGAAAGGTCGCCCTGTACTCGCATGATCGGGTAGGGCGACCATGGCTGGACGTGAGACATCCTTCGGGAAGAGGCTTCCCGCTTCAGCATCATTTTGTTGCGAAGCGCATCGGTATGTGGTTGCCGGTTAATTCTACAACGATCAGTGCCACAGGATTGTCGATAGTCTCGACTGGAACCGTCTCACATCCAACCCCAACTAATACAAACCTTGCTAGCTCAATTTACCGCTGGCGTCTGACTTCTGCGGCTGTTACGGATTCATCTGCTGATCAGTGTTCTGCGGTGTTTGTCTGCTGGCGCGGCAACGCGGCGGGTTTGGGGGGCTGGACTTTCATCACACGGTTCTTCCTCACGACTTTGCAACCGACTGGGATGGGCTTCTTTGGCCTCTATAGTGCGACCGGCCCGCTGGCCACTAACCTGACATTGAACGCTGCGGTTAACTGTATCGGTTTGGGCTTCCAGAGCGGCACTCATAACAACTGGCAACTGGTTCACAATGACGGGAATGGAGCCCCGACCCTGACTGATCTTGGTGCAGTTTTCCCCGTCACGACTGATAGAGTTCTAACCTTACTCATCAGCGCGGAGCCAAACGGTAGTTCGGTTTGGGTGCGTGTTGTGGATGAAGTCTCCGGCGACATCTTCGAGCAACAGATCACTACCGATTTGCCTGCTGTTACACAGTTTCTTGGTCCGCGTCTATACATGAACAATGGTACTACCGCCGCTGCAGTCGCGTTTGATTGCTCTGGCCTCTATATTGAGACAGACTACTGATGGAACAAATCCCCTGGACAGAGCTTCTGAAGGCCGGAGGAATCAACGCGGTGTTGTCCTTCGTGGTCTGGAAGCTCTGGACCCGTAATGAAGAGCTTCAGAAGGAGCTTAGGGACACGCACAAGGAACAGGCCGCGTTCTGGCGCGAGGTGGCGAGGCAAGTGAAAGTGGAGGACAAGAGTTGATGGAGGTGATCAAGAGGCTGCTTCGGGGCACTTCCTGCCCCGACCTGGAAAAAGCTCGGGTGGAGGATAGGGACGCCCTTAACGCTCTTCAAAGGAAGCTCCAGGAGGCAAAGGATAAGGGGCTGACTGTGAGCCTGTCGAAGGAAGCTCTTGAAAGGATCACAAAAATTGAACCGTCTCGATGAAATCCTGACAGTGGTCACTACCGTTCCGGCAGTGGTTCTTTCGGCGCTGGTGCTTCGTTACTGGATCCCGGAAGCCTTCAGGGCAATCCGCCGTGGACGGGATGCAGCGGACTTTCTGGTGATTGGGGTTGCAGTTTCGTTCTTCGGAATGGCGCTGGCGACCCTTTACTGGGCTGCGTACTGGACGGCTCGCGTTCTTAACTCACCCTATCAGACGTGGTTTCTCGACAACGGGGACATCTTCAATGTAGTGGTTCGCCAGGGAGGGATCATTGCTGCTGCGTGGTGTCATTTGAAGGCATATCGTATGTTCAGTTTGCGCGAGGACGCGGTGGACGTGACTTGGCATCTGAAGTGGACAATGGCCGTTACCGCCCTCATCGTTCTTTTATTCCTTTTGTTTTGAGGTCTAGGAATGCCTGAGCTAGAGATCAAGCTGATGGAGAAGCCGGACCGCTCGCGGTTCCTTCGGGTACGGCTGGGGAGTGAGATGAGACGTGGTGTGATCGCGCAAACGGATGTACCCTATCAGGGGACCGAGGCGCGGACGACTCAAGCAGTTCTCGCGGCAGGCGGAGCACTCGCGGAGTATCTGGAGCAGACCCACGGGGACAACTTCGACAGCGGAGACATCGCCCGTAAAGCAACGGAGTTGTTCAAGGAGCTCATCATGGAGGTTAACCAGAGGTCGCACTGATGAATGTTCAGGTCCCCATCGTCTGGGCTCCCCAGCCAGGTTCTCAAACTGAGTTCCTTAGCTGCCCTTTGTTTGAGGTGCTATACGAAGGAACGCGGGGACCGGGCAAGACGGATGCCCTCATCATGGACTTCGCGGGGGATACTGGGCGAGGGTGGGGTGAGGCTTGGCGCGGCATCCTGTTTCGCAGAAGCTATCCCGAGCTGACGGACGTTATCGCTAAATCCAAGAAATGGTTCAGCCAGTTCCGTAACGCCCCGACCTTCAATGAAGCGAAGTCCACGTGGACCTGGCCCACGGGCGAACAGCTGTTGCTCCGCCATATGTCGCGTCCAGACGATTATTGGGCTCACCACGGCCATGAATACCCCTGGATTGGATGGGAGGAGCTTACCACCTGGGCAGATGATGAAAGTTTCCTGAGAATGATGTCTTGCTGTCGTTCCTCGCACCCTGAAGTTGCGAAGTTCGCCCGTGTCCGCTCTACCACCAACCCCTATGGTATCGGTCACAATTGGGTCAAAGCCCGATACCGATTGCCGGCTATGCGCGGACGCCCTATCCTGGACAGTATCGGGCCAGATGGAAGGCCAGAGCCTCCTCGCATGGCTATCCACGGGAACATTCATGAGAACCGGGTTCTGTTGGAGGCTGATCCCGAGTATCTCAACCGTCTTCGAGCTGCTGCACGAAATGATGCGGAGCTGAAGGCTTGGCTAGAAGGTTCCTGGGACATCGTGGCCGGGGGGATGTTCGATGACGTCTGGAAGCCCCGTTTCAACGTAGTGCCGGACTTTCCTGCTTCGGCCATTCCTCGGGGGTGGCGGGTGGATCGGAGTTTTGACTGGGGTTCCTCAAAGCCTTTTTCGGTTGGCTGGTGGGCTGAGAGTAACGGGGAGCCCATCAAGATCGGGGACAGGCTCATCGGTGAAGTCCGGGGGGACCTAGTACGCTTTGCCGAGTGGTACGGTTGGACGGGACGGCGCAATGAGGGCGTCAAGATGCTTGCCCGAGACATCGCCCTAGGCATTCTGGATCGGGAGGAGGACATGGGGCTCAAGGGGCGGGTTGTCCCTGGTCCTGCTGACTCGGCCATCTGGGGAGAGGAGAATGGTATGTCTATTGAACGGGATATGCGGATGGCCGGTGTGTATTGGGAGAAGGCCGACAAGAGCCCAGGCAGTCGGGTTCAAGGCTGGCAAATCCTTCGGGAACGTCTTTCCAATGCTGCTCCCATTAGGATAGGGGAGCCTAGGGAACAACCCGGACTTTTCGTCACCCGCCGTTGTGTCCAGTTTCAGGAGACAGTCCCCGTCCTCCCTCGCTCACAACGCAATCCTGATGACATCGACACCGAGGCGGAGGATCATATTGCCGATGAAGTTCGGTACCGCCTGACGCGAAAGGACCTCACCATCAAAAGGAAGGTTCTTTGACACAGCATCACCGGCTAACTTAGCTCGAAGGAGACCACAATGGCTGAAAATACAGGACCTGACAACAGGTCTACAGCTTATCAAAAGATGGCTCCTCGCTGGGAGATCATCAATAACCTTCTGGGCGGTACGGAAACCATGCGCCTTGCGGGCGAAGCTCTATTGCCCAGACATCAGGAGGAAAGTGACCGGAGTTGGCGCCGCCGTCTGGAGACGGCTACCCTCCTCAATATGACCGAGATCACGCTGGATATGCTATCGGGCAAACCCTTTGCAGACCCGGTAAGACTGACGGATGATCCTCCCGAGGAACAGCTTCAGTGGGCGGAAGACATTGACCTTCAGGGCAATAACCTGGACGTGTTTGCCCGCCGCTGGTTCCGGGACGGAATGGCTAAGGGTTTGTCTCACGTCCTAGTGGATATGCCGCGCATCTTTCCCAGTGCAGAACCTCGGACCCTTGCTGATGATAAGGCGGAAGGTTTGCGCCCTTACTTCGTTCACATTCCGGCTGAAAGCGTCATTTTCATGTCGGGAACCATGATCGGGGGCCGGGAGGTTCTTGATCATGTGCGCATTGCTGAGTCGGAGTTGGTCCGCGATGGCTGGGGCGAGAGACTGGTTCAGCGCATTCGCGTTCTGGAGCCCGGGAAAGGGCAGCTTTGGGAGGAACGAAAAGTCAAGAACCGTAAGGCTACCTGGGTGATGATTGATGAGTGGGAGACGGGGTTGGATTACATCCCGTTGGTTACCTTTTACACCAACCGGGAAAGCCTTGGGTTGGCTAAGCCTCCGCTTCTTGACCTCGCATACATGAATGTGCGTCACTGGCAGCTCGAAGCGGACCTGAACAACATCATCAGTGTCGCCTGCTTTCCGATGTTGGCCATGTCGGGCGTGGACACCAGTGATGTGGGCGGAGACGGCGGACTGATGCGCCTCGGTCCCAATCAGATACTTGCCACCCGGAGCGATCAGGGCAAATTCTACTACGTGGAACACAGCGGGGCGGCGATCAAGACCGGAATGGATCAGCTCCGACATCTTGAGGAGATGATGAGTGCCTACGGGGCACAGTTCCTTCGCTCGAAGCCTGGGGACCTCAAGGCTACTGTCCGGGCTTTGGATACAGCGGAAGCGTTAAGTCAGCTTCAGGCTATCGCCTTGTCCTTCAAGGATGCCCTTGAATTGTGTTTTCAGATTGCAGCCGATTGGGTAGGAGCCGAAAAAGCTGCTTCCGTGTTTGTCAAGGTAGACTTTGGTCTGGATGACCCGGATGAGGTGGGCTGGAACGCGATTGAGGCTGCTAGGAACCGCCGGGATATCAGCCGCGCTACCTATCTTGCGGAGATGAAACGGCGCGGCTGGTTGTCTGACGATTATGACCCCGAAGCGGACAAGTTGCTTATCGAGTTGGAAGCTCAAGACCTGATTCAGGGAGGAGAACGCTTAGGGGTAAGCGAGGAGGGGGATGATGGCAACGGCCAATCAGGAGCTGTTTGACCTAACCCTTCAGCGTCAGATTGCTGTCAGGCGGATGACCCAGGACGTTCTCAATGACGTCCTGGACTATCTCACGACAGTGGATCAGGACCTGGTTAAGAAGCTCAAGGGCGACCTTACGACTTTCCAGAAGTCAAGACTTCATTCACTGTTGAAGGAAGTGAAAGACCTCCGCAAGGCAGTATGGCTGGAGCTTCTACAGGACACGCGACTTAACCTTGAACAACTGGCCGCCCTAGAAGCAGCATGGGAGGAGCAGGCTATCAAGCGGGTGATCCCTATTGAGCGCAGCTTCGCTTCCGTGAACATAGAGCAGGTGGTTGCTTCCGCAATGGCCAAACCCTTTCAGGGCGCAACCATGTCGCAGTGGTTTAGCGACCTTGCCACCAAAGATATCACAGCAATCACTCGGGCGATCAGTCTAGGGGTTACGGAAGGACAGACCATTGATGAGATGATTCGGGTCATTCGGGGAACGAAGGCTAGTGGGTTCACTGACGGCATCCTTTCCACGTCTCGGCGGCACGCAGAAACCATCGTGAGGACGGCCACAAACCATGTGAGCAATGCGGCTCGCAACGAAGTCTGGATGGCAAATAGCGACATCATCCGTGGCCTTCGCTGGACCGCGACCCTTGATGGTCGCACTTCCCTGATTTGTGCAAGTCGTGACGGGATGGTTGCCCCTCTGGGCGACAAACCTCTTGCTCCAGGGGAACGGGAGCTGACTCCTCCTGATGCGAGGCCTCCTGCCCACCCCAATTGTCGTTCCCTCATGGTGGCCGTTCTAGACGGTTTGGGGATTATCGGGGAAAGACCAACGGTCATCGACACACGGACTCCTGAGAAGCGGGAAATTGACTTCAGACGGATGGCCAAGGAACAGGGAAAGTCTATCCAGCAGGTCCGCAAGGAGTGGGCTACCGCTAATGTAGGGAGAACCCCAGCAGCAACGAATTATGAGGAGTGGCTCAGGACTCAGACCCATGATTTTCAGAACCGCGTGTTGGGGCGCTCGCGGGCGGAGCTTTTCCGTAAAGGCCATTCCATTGGGGACTTCGTGACCTCAACGGGAACGCCCAAGAAGGCTGCAGATGTGGCGAAGGCAGCGGCAGCCCCGAATGTGAGGCAATACATTCGACGCGAGCTTCTGAAGGGGCGGGACTGGAAAAGCGTTCTTGATAGCGCACAGAAAGCCTACCCTGCAGCGGGCGTTACCGCTCAGCAGGTTGGTATCATCCGAAAGAACCTTCAGACTTCGGGGATGCTCAGCGGCGCAGAAGTTCCGCAAGGCACGGCTCAAGCGGTGAAGACGCTGGATGAGTTTCAGAACGGACTTCCTCCGCACATCAGCGCGGCGGCTCCTCCCGGCTGGGCAGACATTGTGTCTGATCTTCAGGGAGCCCCCCCTGGGCTTTATCTCCTCCATCTTCCCGGTGAGGGGGTCAAGTTGTCTGGTCCCACCTTGGGCAAGATGTCCAAGGAGCGGTCTACTGCTGTGTACGCTAAAGCCCTGGGACACGTACTTAGGGAGCAAGCTGTTGGACCTCTTGACTCCGATTTGGTCACAGCAATCTACAAAAAGGCGCAGTCTATTGAGTTGGGCCCGCTCGGTCTCAATGGGGAAGTGTTGATTGATGAGTTGTTCGGTCTAGCCATCCATCCGGGGGCGCTCACTTCCTGGGGCACACAGGCGGGACCGTTCCTGATCCATTTTGCGGATGAGATCAAGGCCATTCAGGTTCTTCTTCAGAAGTCCCTTGCGCCTAAAAAGCCTGTCCCCCCTGCGGCAGCAGCCTCCTTTCCCGTTACAGGTCACAAGACCCCAGACACCTACGCGAAAGCTATGTTGGCTGCCGGTAAGTCTCCTGATGAAGTGTTGGCGGCCACTCAATGGTACTTCCCGAACAGCGGGGTGACCGAAAAGACCATCAGTGCTTACAAGGCTCAGCTCGCAGCGGCTAAGAAGAAAGCTGAGATGCCTTCCAAGAAGGAGGTGGATGAGGCGCTGAAGCTGGCGGAGGACCCTAACACTGCTTATGCAGTCAAGAACAAGATGGCAGCTCTTTCAAAGGGTCTAAACATTGTTGATGACGGCACAAGCATCACTAAGGCGGCTAAGACCCTTCACAAGGCGATGGGATCATGGGCGAAGGTTGAGGCTAAGCTCGCGTCTAAGGTTAAGGTTCAGCCGGTACCTGCTCCGGGAGCCGTTCCGTTAACAGCGGCGGAGATCAAGGCAGCAGAACAGGCCTATAACGCATTGGGCCCAACATCAAAAACTGCAGTACAGAACGCGGTGGCCCACATTAAGGCTACCGGCTCGATGAAGGACGTGGAGAACGTCCTAGCTGCGACTTTCGGCAATTTTGACCCAGTCAAGGGTAAGCCTCTTCTGGAGCTCATTCAGAAGCTCGCGGGACTGGCTAATCCTCCCTGGACGCAGGCTGCTCAAAAGGCTGCGAAGGATGCTTTGCTTAAGGTATATGGTGGAGCTTCGAGCAAAGCAGACTTTACACCTTCACGTCCAGCCAAAACTCCAGCAGAAGGGATGCCCCCACCCCCTCGGTTTACGGAGGAACAGAAGCGAGCTGCTGTGTTGAAAGAGTTCGGATCAATCACCCCGTCTCCGCTCAAGGAGCTTACCGATCTGGAGTTCACTGTCATACAGCAGTACACCGGAGATTGGTATGAAAAAGTAAACCCGCGTCTCGCGCATCCAACAAAGTATCGAAATGATTTTCAGCTTCAAGCTCTTGTGGAGCTGGCACAGGAAGGTTTGCGAAAGCTCCCCCCGGTTGACGGGACTATGACACTTTATCGTAACATTTATGTAGACTATATCGACTTGGGCGAGTTTCTGAACCGATACAGAGTCGGAGCGGTGCTTGAGGAGAAGCGTTTCACGTCTACATCCACTGATGGAGTCTTCGGAAAAGGAAGAAATGTCCAGTTGAAGTTCGTTCAACACCGTAGTGGTCGAGACGTTGACAGTTTTAGTCTAAATAAGGGAGAACGCGAGGTGCTGTTTCCTCCTGGAACCAACATCCGCGTAAAGTCTGTGTCCCGTCAAGGCTTCCAAATCATTGTAGAGGTGGAAGAAGTATGAGCATGGAAGATAAGATGCAACAGTTCATCCCGGGCATCGTTGATCTTGACGATGATGGGCCTGAGCTGTTCTACTACGTGAGCCCGGAAGGCGAAGTGACCACACTGGTTCGCTTCCCGGACGGTTCACAAGCCTGGGGGGAAGACAAAGCTGGCACCCTGGCTTCTCTCCTCGGGCAGAAGCCCTCCGCTGGTTGGTATACTTCCAGCGGTGATCCGGTCAGTCCCCCGCTCGGGGCTTGACCGTTAACCCTCCACCCAGGGCGACCCGGGGGTGAGCGATTCACAGGAGTGACCCAATGACCGTTCTCAAGCATGAAATGGAAAGCCTCGAAACTATCCCGGAGAACCTCCGGCCCATCTACGCTGAGGCTGGGGGTAAGTACGCCATTCCCGAGAACCTTCGTGGAGTGGCAGACGCCATCACTGGACTGTTCCAGGTCAATAGCAAGATCAGGGATGAAAACAAGACCCTACTGCGCAAATCCCAAGTGGATCTGTCGGGTCTGGAGGAGTTCGGCGAAGACCTTCCCACAATCAAGGAAAGGATCAAGGCGCGTCTGGCCGAGCTTGAGGAAGCGGCCACCAAGGGGGCCGAAAGCAAGCTGAACGTGGAAAAGGTCCGCCAGGAAATGAAGGCGGCCATGGACAAGGCTATTGCCGAGGAGCGCAAGGTTCAGGAAGCCCTCCGGGGAACGGTTCACAGGTACCTGGTGACCTCAGGCGCGAGCGAAGCCCTCGCGGCGGAAGGAGCAATTGTAGAGCTGGCGATGCCCTTTGTGGAGCGTCAAGTTAAGGTTATCGAGCAGGATGGTGAGTTCAAGGCCGTAGTTGTGGACAAGGACGGGGACCCTCGAATCAGCGGCGGAACCGGCCAGCCCATGACCATCCGTGAGCTGGTGCGCGAGATGAAGAGCATGGAGATGTACAAACCCCTGTTCAAGAGCGAGGCAAAAAGTGGCGGTGGAGCTCTGCCGGGTAAGACCGGGGCGAAGCCTCCTGTGAACCCTAACAAGGAGCTTACCCCGATTGAGCGCATCAAGGCGGGACTGGCTGCCAGGAAAGCTGGTTGACAAAAAGTTCGGCGGCGGGCAAATTAGTTGTTGTCCGCCTCTTGACTTATCCCCGGTTAGGGTCTATCTAGGACTTATCCCCGGATGGGCCGGGGCTCACAATGGAGGTCCTCATGACCCTTCGCTTTCCCGCTCCCCACACTAAAGCTGCCCGTCACATCACTCCCCACTTGTTGGAGTGCTTGAAGCACCCACAGAACATTCCCACCCGCAAGGAGGCGGAAGCTCAGGCCGCTAACTTCCTCCGCACCACGACTTCTGGGGCTACTGGAGTTTTCTCGCTTGTTCTCCTGGCCGATGACACTTTGGCCCTTTGCTTTTTCGGTATCCGGGGAGGCTTCAGGAAAGTCTGGGAGTTCGGAAGTCTCACCTCTGTCTGACCGACCATCCAGGTCCAGGAATCAACTAAGGGCTCCGCCTCATGGCTGAGCCCTTTTTGCTACATCTTGACGAAAGCTCACGTTGTCGAGTATAAGCGAATCAGGCCAACCTCCAGGGCGATCCAGGAGGTACCAGCGCGCGATGCGCTTGTTGGTTCCTTCCACATCAATCCGTCTCTGGAGGATAAGATATGCCGTCTGTTACCCTCGCTGAGTCCGCTAAGCTCGCTCAGGATGAGCTGGTGGCTGGCGTCATCGAGAATGTCATCACCGTCAATCCGTTCTTCGACATTCTGCCGTTTGACGGTATCGAAGGCAACGCCCTCGCTTACAACCGCGAGAACGTCCTGGGCGACACGCAGGTGCTTGGCGTTGGCGGTACCATCACTGCCAAGGCTCCCGCGACCTTCACTCAGGTAACCAGCACGCTGACCACGATCATCGGCGATGCCGAGGTCAACGGTCTGATCAAGGCTACTCGCTCTGGCGATGGTAATGATCAGGAGGCCATCCAGATCGCATCCAAGGCGAAGTCTGTGGGGCGGCGCTACCAGGACATGTTGGTGAACGGGACAGGCAACTCTGACCAGTTCGCGGGTCTTCTCCTGTTGTGCGCGGCAAGCCAAAAGGCCAATACCGGGCCCAACGGAAAGGCTTTGGACTTCCTGGTGCTGGATGAGCTCATTGACCTTGTCACGGACAAGGACGGGGAAGTTGACTATTTCATGATGCACTCTCGCACCATCCGGTCCTACATGGCGCTGTTGCGCGGTCTGGGCGGGGCGAGCGTCAACGAAGTGGTTCAGTTGCCTTCGGGGCGCGAAGTCCCTGCCTACAGGGGTGTGCCGATCTTCCGCAACGACTGGAACCCCATCAACCAGGTGAAGGGAACCGGCTCCAACCAGACCACCATCTTCGCGGGGACGCTGGACGATGGCACGCGCATGCACGGCATTGCGGGACTGACCGCTCTTCAGGCTGCCGGTATCCAGGTGGTGCCCGTTGGTGAAAGCGAAAATCGGGACGAAACCATCACCCGGATCAAGTGGTATTGCGGGCTTGCGCTGTTCAGCGAGAAGGGACTGGCTGCGGCGGACGGTATCACCAACTGAGGCGGAGCGCCTCAGCCTGAAGGCTAAGGAGCGCCCGCCCTTAACCAAGGGGCGGGCGTTCTTGCTAAGGAGATCACTATGTCGCAGACTACGACAATGGTGCTGGTCGGAACCCACGCGGGAAAGGACATTGTCTTTGACGCGGGTATGACCAAGTACAAATTCACGGGCGGTAAGATGGAGCTGACTGGCACCCCAACACAACTCGCGGGGGTCATCGCTTACCTGGGCCGCTGCTATCAGGCTTTTCCCGAGGGTTCTGCTGAGCTTCGGGCTGCACAGGAGGGGCTCAGAAATGGCGGTGGTAAGACTGATCCGAACAGGACCGAAGACAATGCGGGCGGAGCTGGTGAAGGACTTTCCATCGCCACGGAAGCTCATGACGGCAGCCGAGGCCAGCAAGATGATGCCCGGAAAGCCGGGGAAGAAGATGCCCCTGGGAACGGCGCACGGTCCATTGCTGAAGCGTTGAAACAACTTGACCCACACAACGACAGTCACTGGAACGCGGATGGCAAACCCAGAATGTCCGCCGTGGAAGCCTTCCTGGGCCGGACTGATGTGACCAGAGCCCAGGTGGAGGCTGTCGCCCCGGGTCTAACCCGGGAAAAGGTCCGTGGTCGGGTCTAACCACGCTGATTCCAACATTTTGAAAGGAGGCGGTCCATGTCTGCGAAGAAGAAGGGCAAGGGTAAGGGCAAGTAACGAATGGCCTTCACTCTCCAGAACGACAATGGATCAGTGGTGGGCGCGAATGCCTACGTCTCTGTTTCTTTTGTCCGAGCGTATATGGCCGACCGAGGCACTGACCTTACGGCGGTGAGTGACGCTGTGCTGGAGGCAGCTATCATCCAGGCTACTCAGTACCTTGACACCCGGTACACCTTCCTGGGCTATCGTCGCAACAGCGCCCAGGATACAGAGTGGCCGAGACGCGATGCCTATGACCGTGACGGGTATCTCATCAGCGGTATTCCGAAAGCAGTCAAACACGCAGTCGCGGAGTTGGCTAATCGTGCCCGCTCCGCTTCGCTCATGCCCGATCCAGAACGGGATGCGACTGGTCGCACCGTCTTAAGCAAGAGCGAAAGCGTTGGCCCCATCAGTGAAACCGTGTCCTATGCGGCAGGAGGAGCTTTCACGTTCCCGGAATACCCTGCAGTTGACCGGATACTAGCTGCTGCCGGTCTCATTCGTACTGGCCTGACCGGAGCGAGGGCGTGATGGGTGAGTACGACAATGCGCTAGCACTCGCGCTAAGACTCATCAAGAAGAAAGGACGCCCTGTCGTTCTCCGCCACTTCTCTGATGCACCGGTGCCAGATACACAGAAGCCCTGGAGGACGGGACAGGCTGGGTTCACAAGTGTGTCCGGGCATGCCGTTCTGCTGGACTTCGGGGACCTTGGAGATCACTACATTCCGGGCACCGAAGTTCAAGTGGGGGACAAGCTCGCCCTGATGCCCGCTTCTGGGCTTACGACCACGCCCAACCTTCGGGATACTCTGGTGTTTAGCGGGGAGGAGCCCTGGACTATCATCAACCGGCGGACGCTGGAGCCTGGGGGCGTTCCGGTTCTTCATAGCATGCAGGTGAGGCGATGACTACCCTTAGTCAAGCCCGCGATGAAATCATGAAGGCTTTCCGGGATGAATGGAACAGTCGCGCTGCGACGGTCAACGGCGGGACGTTGCCCAAAGTCATTTGGCAGAGGGTAGAACCTTCCAGCGCTCAGAAGCCCAAGAGCACGGAAGCCTGGGCGCGGATCACAGTGGATCACAATGAGGGCGGTCAGGCAACCTTCGGGGAACCGGGCAACCGCCTTTTTGATCGGGAGGGAGTAGTCACTGTCCAAGTATTCACTCCTCAAAGGTCCGATCAGGGGGGTACGCTTCTGGAGGCTCTGGGCGAGATTGCCCGCGATGCCTTTGAAGGTAGGTCCACACCTTCTGGTGTGTGGTTTCGTGACGTACGGCTACAAGAAGTTGGGCCGGATGAACCATGGTGGCAGCTTAACGTTACGGCCAAATTCAACTATGATGAGCTCAAGTAAGAGGGGTCAAACATGAGCAAGATTGACAGCAATTCGACAGGCCTCCGCTTCGCAGAGGAACAGAGTATCGGAGTGCTACCCTCCTCGCCAGTTTGGCTGCCACTTGAGCCGAACAGCTACGGCGAATTTGGGGCCGAGATCACCACAGTCGCGCGCAATCCCATCAACTCCTCGCGTCAGCGGCGAAAGGGGATGGTGACGGACCTTGATGCCACGGTGAGCTTTCAAAGTGACTTCGTTCAGGAAAGTCTTTATGAGCTCATGCAAGGTTTCTTTTTCGCGGATTGGCGCAAGAAGCCCACGGCAGTCCCGAGCGCGGTCAGCGGTACCCAGTACACTTTCCCGTCCACTTCTGGCTTCGTGGTCAATGGTCTCATCCACGCGAAGGGGTTCAACCTCACCGGCAACAACGGGTTGAAGGTTGTTACTGCCGCGACCCTTACCACGGTGTCGTGCGCTGGTCTTACGGCTGAAACCCCTCCATCTGGCGCGACCATTCGTCAGGTTGGCATCCAGGGAGCGTCTGGTGACATCAGCGCGGCGACTAACCCCAACCGTCTGACTTCCACCAACCTCAACTTCACTACACTTGGCATCATCCCGGGCGAGTGGATCTTCATTGGCGGGGACCTCGCGGCGCAACGCTTCAACAACTCCGCTTTGAACGGGTTTGCTCGCGTTCTTTCCGTGTCGGCCAACTCGCTGGTTCTGGACCGGACGCCCGGAACCTGGGCGGTTGAGACGGGAGCCGGCAAGACTATTCGCCTGTTCTTTGGGGATGTGATCCGCTCGGAAGATGACCCCGCGCTCATCAAGCGGCGCAGCTACCAGATGGAGCGGAGCCTGGACACGGCTGGTTTCCAGTATGTGAAAGGTTGCGTTCCGAATACGCTGGAGATCAAGGTTTCCACGGCGGACAAGGTGACGGTGGAAATGGGCTTCATCGGGATTGATGAGGAGTTCACTGCCGCAAACTCGCCCAAGAGCGGAACGCGGCCTGACCTTCCCGATGAGCCGGCATTCAACAGCTCCAGCGACTTCTCCCGACTGCGGATGCTTGATGACACGTCCGCTGCAACTCTGTTCACCTACCTCACTGAGTTGAATCTCACGATCAACAACAACGTGAAACCGTCCAAGTCCATTTCTGTACTCGGGGCGTTTGACGCTACCGCCGGAGACTTCGTGGGAGCAGGCTCGGTGACAGCCTACTTTGCCAGCACAGATGCGGTCACGGCTGTTCGTAACAACGCTGACGTGTCTCTGGACTTTGCTTTGGTCAAGAAGAACGCTGGCTGGTTGTTCGATGTCCCGTTGATTACTCTCGGGGATGGGCGGCTGACTGTGGAGAAGGATACCGAGATTAAGCTGCCGCTGACTATGGAGGGGGCTCAGCATCCGACCCTCCTTCATACCATTCTGGCGGCGTGCTTCCACTATCTCCCCACGTTGGCAGAGTAAGGAGACGATAAAATGGCAACAAAAACCAATGTTAACGCCAAAGGTCTGAAAGGACCGGAGGCACTTTTCAAGCCCAGCGAGAAGCTGGAGCAGGAAGGTGTCTGGCTGGACTACGGGGACTTTCGCATTAAGGTAACGCGAGCGGGAGCAACCAACCAGAGGTTCAAGCAGTTGTTTGAGGCGAAGATGAAGCCTTATCGGCGCGCTATGGCCAACGATACGCTGGACAACCGCGTGGCTGAAAAGGTGACCCGCGAGGTCTGGGCCGAAAGCATCGTGCTGGGGTGGGATAGTCCGCTGGGGGACAACCTCATCCCCTACAAGGGGGAAGCGTTCCCTTTCAGCGTTGCCAACTGCATTCAACTGTTCACCGATCTTCCTGATCTTTTCATTGACGTGCGTGAACAGTCAATGAAAATTGGGCTGTTTCTCGATGACGCTACGGAGGTGGACGCGGGAAACTGAAAGAGGTCCTCCGGTATGATCTGGAGCATGGGAAAGCAGAACGAAGGATCATTGAAGCGGCATACAAGCGGGGCTTGGAACCGCCGGAGTTCATTCGCAATGCCCCTGTCCTCCTCCCGGGTCTTGAGCTGTTTTACGAAGCCTTTCAGGAGCTCAGTACATGTCGCCCTTACATCGGTCTGGAGGGCGTTCCGGGACCAATACCTTGGACGGCAATTGATTGTTACGCACTCGCACACGGGTTTGATGAGGAAGGTCGGGACTACCTGGTGAAAATGATCAGGGCTCTGGATGATGAGTTCCTGAAACATATGAGGAGCAAGACGGGTGGCGACCCTGGAACAGTTCAGCAAGCGCATCATGGAGATCGGGGCTCAGGTGGCCGAGCGCGCTGACGTTGCTGTTCGTGCGACCGCACTGGCCGTAGATCAGACAGTTGTGATGGCTACCCCGGTGGATACGGGCCGTGCCCGTTCTAACTGGATTGTATCCATCGGGGCTCCATCCCGCACAACTGTTGATCCCTATGCCCCTGGTGTAGGAGGTTCTACCGCCGGAGCAAATGCGGCAGCTGCCCTAGCCCAAGGGCAGGCAGCTATCGCCCAGTACAACGGACTTCGAGACTCAGCCATTGCTATCAGCAACAACCTCCCGTACATTGGGAGGTTGAATGATGGTTATTCCGCCCAAGCCCCAGCAGGCTTTGTCGAGAAAGCTGTTCAATCAGGAGTGCGTGAGGTCAGAAAAGTCGGGTTTGTGCGGTGACCACGGAACGTATCGACATCATCGTATCTGAGCGCGGCTCCCGGGTTGTAAAGCGCAATCTGGAGGACCTCGGCAGTTCTGCCCGAGGGGCGGCGTCAGGTGTACAGTTCCTGCAGAGGGCACTTGCCACCCTTGGGATAGGTCTTGGGATTGCGCAACTCATTCGTCTCGCGGATACCTACACCCTGATCCTCAACCGTCTCCGACTGGTGACTTCGGGAACCTCTAACCTGACCCGCGTCAACGATGAGCTGTTTGAGAGCGCGCGGCGGACCCGTTCCAGCTATGAAGCCACAGTGAGTCTGTACGCCAGAGTGGCGAGGTCGGCAAGTCAGCTAGGATTGTCGCAACAACAGCTTATCGGTATCACCGAAACTATCAACCAGTCCCTTCGTGTCAGCGGGGCAACCGCGCAGGAGGCAGCTAGCGCAACCCTTCAGCTGGCGCAGGCAATGGGTTCGGGCGTTCTTCGGGGCGAGGAGCTCAACGCTATCCTTGAGAACGCTCCCCGTCTCGCACGGGCAATTGCCGATGGGCTCGGGGTGCCTATTGGGCAATTGCGGAAACTCGGGGAGCAGGGCCGGATCACCTCCCAGGAGGTGGTTGACGCTATCCAGAAAGCGGCACCTGAGATTGCGGCGGAGTTCGCGCAAATGGCCCCGACTGTGGGAGATAGCATTCAGGTCCTTAGCGACAGTTTCATGCGACTTCTCGGGGAAATTGATCAAAGCCTAGGTATCACCCAGGGGCTCGCTTCTGCCATTTTGTTCCTCGCCCAGAACCTGGAAACTCTCGCGGGGATTGCAGCTGTCGTAGCAACCGCCTTCGCTGCGATGTTTACCGCGTCCCTTATCACATCCATCGCCGCTACTGTCTCTCAGGTCATCGCCCTTGAGATGGCCTTGGGGGCCACGTCCACCGCCTCTGCCCTTTTCAGTGCTGCCCTGAAGATGGCGCAGGGCGGTGTGCGTGCGCTTACCGCCGCAATCGCCGCTAACCCGCTTGGGCTTCTTCTAGTTTCCCTCACAACCATCATCAGTTCTCTTTACATCTTCCGCGATGAGATCAGCGTAACAGCGGACGGCGTGGTTTCTCTTGGTGACGTATTCCGCGCAGTGTTCGGCTTTATTAGTGATCTCATTAGTCCTGTGGTAGACTTTTTCAAAAAAGCCTGGACGGACGGAACCAATGCTGTTCGGGATAGATTCACTGGTTTTCTGGGTACTGTAACCAACATTCTTAGCGGCATCGTTGATTTTGTGAAGGACGCTATTAACACTTACATCGCCATTTGGGTAGGTGGCTACACTGGCATCGTCGCCATTTGGGATAAGCTCCCCTCCTTCTTTAAGGATTTGGGGGCGAAGATTGCTAACTTCTTCATTGATGGTATGGAGTCACTTGCAAACGGAGCAGTGAAAGCTCTGAACAAGATCATAGAAGGGATCAACGATATTCTTTCCTTTATTGGGGCAGATAAAGCGGCAGAGTGGTTCGGCTTCAGCGGCCAGATCAGTCTGATCCCGGAAGCTAATCTGTCTGAATGGAAATTGGAGGTTACTGGAGCAGGGGCCGAAGTAGGAGAAGCCTTCACGGAAGCCTTTGTTGGAGCCTTCGGCGTAGACTACGTTGGCAACGCTCTTGGGGCGATTATGAATCGTGCCCGCGAGATTGCCGAAGCTAGGATTGCTGCGGAAGCTGCGGACACCTTTGATCCAACGGGGAACGGACCTGGACTTGGTAACAATCCTGGAACGGGAGGGCGCGGAGGTGGCGACCGACTGAACGATCAGCTTGAAAGGATGCGTTCCTTGTTGGAAGACATCAAGGGACCTCTTAATGACTACATGGGGGACGTTCAAGCTCTTCAGACCCTACTTCAAGCCGGGGCTATCACTCTTCAGGAGTACACAGACAAGTGGATGGAGCTCCGTATCGCATTCCTGGAAACTCAAAACACGTTCACGGCAGGGATGGAACGGGGACTGCTCAAGGTTTATCAGGACGCCTCTAACATTGCTGCTCAAATCGAAAATGTTCTGACAAGGGCCTTTAAGGCAGCGGAGGATGCCCTTGCAAACTTCGTGATGACTGGAAAGCTGGACTTTAAGAGCCTAGTATCCTCCATTATTGAGGACATAGCCCGAATGAACATCCAGCAGAACATCATCAAACCAATTGCGGGGTGGCTCGGGGGCGTTCTAGGTATCGACCTGTCAGGGCTTGCAGGCGGAGGGAACGGGGCGCAGGCTCTAAATGCTTCTGCTGCTGCCCTCAATGGCTCCGCTGCTGCGCTATCCAGTGCGGCAGCGGCTCTGGGATCGGCGGCTGGGATCGGCGGAGGAGGCATCGGTGCCCAGCTAGCGGCAGCCTCCGGGGCGGCTAATCAGGCGGCAAGCGCAGCTCAGACGGCGGCAGGGTCCATTGCTCAGACCCCGGGCATCTTCGGTCAGTTTCTGGGAGGTCTACAGAGCATCTTCGGTAATCTTCTCTCGGGTCTGGGATCCATCTTCAGCTCGCTTTTCAGCGGAGGCGGTGGCGGAGGGTTTGGCTTCTTCGGCAGTCTGTTTAGGGGTATCTTCGGCGGTATCGGGTTTGCGACTGGCGGAGGGTTTACCGTTGGGGGACAAGGTGGAGTGGACAGCCAGCTGGTTGCCTTCCGGGCTTCCCCGGGGGAACGGGTTCAGATCAAACGCCCGGGTGAGGATGAAAGGGATACTTCATCCCGCCAACAAATCGTGTTCAACGTCTATGCTCAAGACGTTGAGAGCTTCCGGCGGAGCGAGACACAGATTGCGGCGCGTCTCGCTCGGATGCAACAACGCGGGAGACGGAACCTTTGAGCTTTCATGAGGTCCAGTTTCCGACTGATATCAGCAAAGGGTCCGCCGGTGGCCCTGAGCGGCGCACCGATATTGTCACCCTTCGCTCGGGCTTCGAGCAGAGGAACAGCATCTGGGCCCATTCCCGTCGCAAGTATGACGCAAGTCTTGGATTGCGCAACGTCAACGATTTGTATGCCGTCATCGAGTTCTTTGAGGCCAGGAGCGGGCGGCTGTTCGGCTTTAGGTGGAAAGACTGGACTGACTACCGCTCCAAACAGCCGCGCTCCATTGTCACTCGGGATGATCAATTGTTGGGTGTCGGGAACGGGAGTCAAGCATCGTTTCAACTGATCAAGCGTTACATTTCCGGCTCCCAAACGTATGTCCGCACTATCAAGAAGCCTGTTCAGGGGACAGTGTTGGTTGGAGTGGATGGGGCGGCGCGTACGGAAGGAACGCACTACAACATCAACTATACTACGGGCGTCATAACCTTTACGCCCGGGAACATTCCAGCTCCAGGTCAGTCAGTAACAGCGGGCTTTGAGTTCGATGTTCCTGTCCGGTTTGACATCGACTATCTGAATGTGAGCGTGGATGCCTTTGAGGCGGGGGCAATACAGGCTATTGACATTGTGGAGATCAGGGTGTGAGCAAGGTTGTTCCGTCCGCTCTTCAGGCTCATCTCAACAGTGGCGCGACTACGATGTGTCTATGCTGGCGGGTAGAGCGCCAGGATGGAGTGATCCAAGGCTTTACCGAACATGACCGCGACCTTGTTGTCAATGGCCTAACGTATCTTGCCAGCTCTGGGTTTAATGCTACTCAGGTTTCACAAACCCTTGGACTTTCCGTGGATAACTTGGACGTGCAAGGGGCGATCAGCAGCGACACAATCAATGAAGATGACCTCGCCAATGGTGTCTACGATGGAGCGGAGGTGACGCTGCTCTGGGTCAACTGGGCTGACCCGACTATGTACCAAGTTTTGTCTAGGGGCTTTATCGGGGAGGTCAAGCGTCAGGAGACAGCATTCAGCGCAGAGTTCCGCTCACTATCCCAGAAGCTCGCTCAGAAGACAGGGCGCACCTACCAGCGCACCTGTGACGCGGTTCTTGGGGATAACCGTTGCAAGGTCAATCTTGCGTCTCCGATCTTTCAGGGCACAGGCAGCGTCACCTCCGCTTCCGGGCGCGACCTGGTTGTATCTGGGCTTGGGGGCTACGCTGATGACTGGTTTACGCATGGACTTCTAACCTTCACCTCGGGAAGTAACAACGGACTGAGTTTTGAGGTTAAACACCACTCGGGAACGTCTATTCAGCTCTGGGAAGTTCCGCCATCGCCTGTTCTTTCAATGGATACCTTCTCCATCACCGCCGGGTGTAAGCAGGACTTGGACACGTGTCGGGACAAGTTTAACAACCTCCTCAATTTTCAGGGGTTTCCATACGTTCCCGGCAATGACCGACTTCTTCAGTATCCCCTTCAGGGCGAAGGGGAGATGGATGGCGGGAGTCTGTTCAATTGAGCGCCGTGGTTGAATCCGCTCGGGAATGGATCGGAACGCCCTACCATCATCAGGCTAGCCTGAAAGGTGTAGGTTGCGATTGCCTTGGACTTCTTCGGGGCGTTTGGCGCGAGCTTGTAGGCGAGGAACCGGAGCCCATGCAGCCCTATAGCCCAGACTGGGATGAGGCGCAGGGGCGCGAAGATATGTTGCGCATCTGCCATAGCTACCTTATCCCGACAACAGAAGTGAGCGCAGGAACGGTATTGGTATTCAGGATGCGTCGGGGTATGGTCGCAAAGCATTGTGGTATCGCTTCGGGCGAGGGCACCTTGATCCACTCTCATACCGGCCACGGGGTTCATGAGGTCGCGCTGACTGATTGGTGGTTGCGCCGTGTCGCGGGACGGTTCAACTTCCCGGAGGTTCGCTGATGGCCACTCTCCTTCTCGGTCTTGCGGTCAACACAGGCCTTTACTTTCTCAATCGGGCGCTCATGCCCGACACAAATGTGGAAGGCTCGCGGCTTAAGGAAGCCCAAATCACGTCCTCCACCGAAGGACTAGACATCGCCCGTCTGTACGGGCGAATGCGTCTTGGCGGAAACCTTTTCTGGGCCACGAAGTTCAAGGAGACAGTCACCAAAACTACACAAAAGTCCGGGAAGGGTTCCGGTCCTAAGCAGACCACGACAACTTACAGCTATGATTGTTCATTTGCTGTAGGCTTTTGCGAAGGCGGACCTAATGTCCAGCTCGGACGGGTTTGGGCAGACGGGAAACTTTTGGATCTGTCTAAGCACACTATTCGCTTCTACCGGGGAACCCAGGATCAACCTCCTGATCCCTACATGCAAACAATTGAAGGAGTAAACAAGGTTCCCGCGTATAGGGGACTTTGCTATCTGATGTTTGAACGCTTTCAGCTGGAGGACTACGGCAGACGCATCCCACAAATCACGGCGGAGATCATTAAGCCTCTGGATAGCCTTGGCCCGGATGACTTGGAAGAGCTTCTGGAGGGCGTCTGCCTTATTCCCGCATCGGGTGAGTTTGCATATGGTACAACAACTTATCTACGCGATGACGGAAGGGGTGGGGTGTATTCGGAAAACACCCACAACGGGGAAGGCATTGCCAACGCTGTAAGGTCTTTGGACATTCTAGAGAACAGCGCCCCGAACATGGGGGCGGTTCTTCTGGTGGTCAGCTGGTTTTCCGGGGACCTTCGAGTGGGTCACGCGAAAGTGAAGCCTAAAGTGGAGTTTGGGCTGCGCAGCGCATACACGACAAACGATCAGCCTTTTCACAACGTAGAGACGCAGACCAACAGTTATGTACTCATCACCAACAATCGGGCAACATCTCAGCACGTAGATGTGAAGTTGGTCGAAGGAACGAACACGACATTGAAAGCAAGCTACACCATCACTGCTGGAGCTAGCCAGCTTCACAAATTCACAGATACCGGAAACCACAAGATCACAGGTGTGATGACTCCTGGAGGAGCGGATGACCCTAACGCTCAACTGGAGTTGGAGGTGTACTTCAACGAAACCATCTACCCTGCTGACTGGAAGGTGAGCGGGGTAGTTCGCTCTGCGGCGGAGGAGGTTCCCCGCTATTCAGACGGTTCGCTGGTGTACGGCGGCACACCCTCCGACATCAGCGTAAAGGAGATCATCGCTGATATCAAAGCCAGGGGCTGGCGCGTCATCTTCTACCCCTTCATCATGATGGATCAATTGGCTGGGAATGGTCTACCAGATCCATATGGGGCGGCTGAGCAACCTGCTCTCCCATGGCGCGGACGTATCACCTGTCACCCCGCTCCAGGTCAGCCCGGAACGGTAGACAAGACCGCTGCGGCTGCAACCCAGGTGAACAACTTCTTTGGTTCCGCTACTGTGGCCAATGTTCCGCCGGGCAGCGATGGGCTTCCCGCTTGGACGGGTTCCCCGAATGAATGGGGGTACCGCCGAATGGTGCTACATTATGCTCGCCTATGTCAGATGGCGGGGGGAGTTGACGGCTTTCTTATCGGCACAGAGCTCCGAGGGATTACCCAGATTAGGTCCAGTGCTTCCGACTTTCCGGCAGTGACCCAGCTCATAACGTTGGCTAACGATGTGCGCAGCATTCTCGGTCCAAACACTAAGATCGGCTATGCCGCTGACTGGAGCGAGTTTCACAGTTACCGCCCAAGCGACGGCACTAATGACGTGTATTTCAACCTGGACCCGCTCTGGGCTTCCTCTAACATCGACTTTGTAGGAATTGACAACTACCTTCCATTGTCTGACTGGCGGGACGGAACAAACCACGCGGACTATGACGCTGCAAACGGGATCACCTCCCCCTATGTCATGAGCTACCTGAAATCAAACGTGGAGGGCGGAGAATACTGGGATTGGTTCTATGCTTCCGCGTCTGACAGAACCAATCAGGTCAGAACCCCCATTGTTGATTCAGCTTACGGAGAACATTGGGTGTTCCGACAGAAGGACATCCGTAACTGGTGGCTCAACACTCACAAGAACCGCCCTGGTGGGGTTCAGAGTCCTTCCCCTACCGCCTGGGTTCCCCAGTCAAAGCCCATATGGTTCACGGAATTTGGATGCCCCGCTGTAGACAAGGGAACGAATCAGCCCAACGTTTTCTATGACCCAAATTCGTCTGAAGGAGCGCTCCCGTACTTCAGCAACGGTAAGCGCGATGATCTCATTCAGCGCCGGTATCTTGAAGCCATGTATCAGTACTGGCGAGACAACTCCCCGACCTCAAACCAGTACAACGGGCCGATGGTGGACACAGCCAACATGTTCGTATGGACCTGGGATGCTCGCCCTTATCCCGAGTTTCCCTTCAGGTCTGACGTCTGGGGCGATACGGAAAACTGGCGACTGGGTCACTGGCTGACGGGGCGTCTGGGGACTATTCCGCTTGCCCTTCTGGTTGAAGAGTTTTGCCGCCTGGGTGGGCTTCTCTCGACAGACGTGGACACTTCGGGTCTGTATGGGTCATCCGCCGTGGTTCGCGGATATGTGGTGGACAAGGTCATGTCCCCGAGGGAAATGCTAGAACCCTTGATGACCGCATACAATTTTGACGGGTTTGAGTCAGAGGGCAAACTGAAATTCAGCCTCAAGACAAACAGCGTGACCGTTCCAGTTCCGATTGAGGACTTGGTGAGTATTGAAGCCAACCCCGGCGGATACTCCTTGACCAAGGCACAATCCACTGATCTTCCGGCTAAGCTCCGGCTGAGCTTCTATGACGAAGAAAGAGACTATGAAACTGCTTCCGTGGATGGTCGCAAAATCAACGCCAATTCGTTGAATACTATGAAATTGGACCTGCCCATGGTCCTCGGCCTAAGCTACGCCAGAACGCAAGCGGACATTCTCACACAAGAGGCCTGGATGGGGCGCGAGCGGGCGGAGCTTTCTTTGCCGCCTAACTACCTTCGTGTTGATCCGGGGGACGTTATCCAGATCAATATCAAGGGAAGACCGTTCAATCTTCGCGTGAACAGCATAGACGCTGGCGGGTATTATCGACTGGAGGCAACCAGTTTCGATGAATCCGTCTACAGTGAGTTGGATTACAGCGGAAGTTCGGGGAAAACTAGCAAGATTGTCCTGTATGGACGGTCCATTCTGGAATTCATGGACCTCCCGATGCTTACCGGGGAAGAACCTAGCCCCTGGGCTCCTCGCCTTGCAGCATTTCAAGAACCTTGGCCAGGGGCGGTGAACGTGTTCGAGGACGATGATGCCGGTGGGTTTAACCTCAACACTCAGGTTCTAACGCCCGCTGCGATAGGGGAGCTGGTGGTCCCCCTTTATTCTGGTCCAACCGGAATTTGGGACAATGGTAACGAATTGTTTGTTGACCTTTACGGTAACGAACAGTTGTTGTCTACCACGGACCTTGCTGTGCTAAACGGTGCAAACGCTCTTGCGGTTAAGAACCAGGAAGGAGGTTGGGAAATACTTCAATTTGTACAGGCTACCCTCATTGATCCGAAGCGATACCGGCTGCGAAGGCTTCTTCGGGGACAGTTGGGAACCGAAGGACAGATGCGTGATCCCGTTCCAGCAGGTTCACGGGTAGTTCTACTGGATCAAACTATCCTCACAGTACTTTCGATGTCGCTGTCGGAGGTAGGAGTTTCTAACACATACCGCTACGGACCCGCTCCACTTCCCATGGCAGACAATCGTTATCAGCAGGTGACGCGGACGTTTCAGGGCGTGGGTTTGAAGCCTTATGCGCCTGTACATCTAAGGGCAGATCGGAACAACTCCGGCGTGACCTTGAGCTGGATCAGGCGGACCCGTTACAACGGGGATGGATGGGACATCGCAGATGCTCCACTGAACGAAGAAAGCGAGGCTTATGAGATAGAAGTGATGAACGGTAACGCGGTGGTCCGCACGCTGACCTCCAGCACCTCTTCCGTACTGTACAGCAACGCTAACGAAACTGCTGACTTCGGAGGACCTCAATCCACAATCAAGTTTCGAGTTTACCAGATGAGCGCCACCATCGGGCGGGGCTGGCCAGGAGAAGCTACAGTCACAGTCAACTGAGGAAGAACCTATGAAACTTAGCAACTTCGATATTCAAAGGCTTCTCCGGGCTGCCGGTTACTACAAGGGGGACCTTGACGGGGACCTTGGGCCCAAGAGTCAGGCAGGAATCAGGACCCTGCTAACCTCACGCCGGACGGAGGTCAAACCTGGTTGGGAACGATGGAGCCTAGAACGTCAAGCGGTGGCTGCGGCGCAGCTAATCCTAAAGCACTCCGGGTATGACCCGGGAGAGATAGACGGCTGGAGCGGTTACAATACCGCTCAGGCTTACGGTGAATGGTTTGATGCGCAAGCTGGAACGCCCCGAGAACCGTGGCGACCTGACGACCAATTTGAAGCTGTTCAGACGCCCGGAACGATACGCCCTTGGGGACTTCAGAAGGACGTGGAGCGACGATTTGGTGTTGCAGGCGGACCTCAGTGTACTGCCGGGGTAGTCAATTCCCCGTTCCCCCTTCGCCTCGCCTGGGCAAAGTCTATCACCATCCGTTCTTTCCGCTGTCATGAAGCAGTGGCTGACAGCGTGACTCGCATCCTCGGGAGAGTGGCCAATGTCTACGACGAAGAACAGAGGACCCGCCTAGGTCTAGACATCTGGGGAGGATGCTTCAACTACCGGAACAAGCGCGGCGGGACTACCTTGTCAATGCACGCCTATGGTTTAGCTATTGACTGGGATCCAGAGCGCAACCAGCTTAAGTGGGGCCGCGACCGGGCAGCCCTCGCTAATCCAGCGGCTGACCGCTGGTGGTCCCTCTGGGAAGAGGAGGGATGGACGTCACTTGGACGGGCACGAAACTTCGACTGGATGCACGTTCAAGCCCCGGGACTTTGAGCGCGAAGGAGGAAAGGACATGGAAGAGACCAAGAGCATCTGGGCATCTAGGACTGTGTGGGGCGGTATCGTGGCGCTCCTAGCAGGCATCGCTACCCTGTTCGGTATAACCCTCAGCGAAGCGGACCAATCTATCCTAGCGGATGCCCTTCTAGGTATCAGCTCCGCTTTGGGCGGTATCCTCGCCATTTGGGGGCGCATCCGCGCAACCAAGCGGATCGGAAAGGTATGAGCTGTCTGTCTTTGCTTTGTAGTTGCCCATCAGCTGGTCAAGTTCCGATACAGATCAGACCATCCGGGAAGTGAAGGCAAACAACCGTGTCCGAGCGGTCTAGGGGTTCGCCGTCTTAAGGTCCAATCTTGGGGAATAACGTTCAGAGACTGTGGGTCTGAACGTTAAGACGCAGAAGCCCATGAGCGCGAACAGATAATTCATTGGGGAATAACGTTCTTAACGTTCTTAACTGGTCTTAAGTTCGCCCGTGCCCGCTGGAGTTTTCTACCTCCCCTTTCTTTTCTTAAGGGGGTTAAGAAAGTTATTATTCCCCTGGGGGGTCAACTGCTTATGCGTCTTAAGGTTCACTGATCGAAGGCTGCGACGTTAAGAAAGCAGTTCCGCATGTGGTAGGACTTCCTTCCTCCCCTTCCTGAGTATATAGTGGCGCGAGAGAAATGGAGGACCATCCCTATGGGCTATCAGCCGCACACCAAACCCTTTGCGCATCAGTTGAAGGTTTGGGAGACTTCCCGAGACTTGACATCCTTTGCCCTGTTCTGGGAACAGGGTACTGGAAAGTCGAAACTGATCATCGACACCCTTGGGCATCTTTACGTCAACGGAAAGGTTGACGCGGCCATCGTGGTCGCGCCCAACGGGGTTCATCGTAACTGGATCACGGATGAGTTACCTCGGCATCTTCCTCCTTCAGTACCGCTTCGCGCCTTCGCTTATAGCTCTCAGAGTGCGACGGCTAAATGGCATGAGCGGGACTGCGAAGCGCTCCTGTCTCACACTGGTCTGAGCGTCCTAGCCATCAGCTATGACGCCTGGATGACAGATCGGGGAAAGAAGCTGGTTTGGAAGCTCATGAAGCGTAGGAAGCTGATGCTGGTGCTTGACGAAAGTCACAGGATCAAGACCCCTACCGCTCGCCGCACTCGCTCTATCCTTGCGGGAGGAAAACACGCGACTTACCGGCGGGTGTTGAGCGGAACGCCAGTGACAAACGGACCATTTGATATTTACACCCAGATCAGCTTCATTGACCCGGACTTCTGGAAGCGGGAGTTGGATATTGCGTCCTTCACCGCCTTCAAAGCCTACTTCGGTGTGTGGGACAAGGGCTGGAACCGTAAGCAAGGGCGAGAGTATGATGTGCTGGTGGGCTATCAGAACCTTGATGAGCTCGCGGAGACGATAAAGCGCATCAGCTCCCGCGTGACGAAAGATGAGGTTCTGGACCTTCCGCCTAAGCTCTACACTAAGCGTTACTATGAGATGTCTCCGGCTCAGCGGAGGGTGTACGATAGCGTGGAGAAGGATTTCATGGCCTGGCTTGAGACGGGGGAGCTCATTACCGCTCCCCTTGCCATCACACGCATGCTCCGCCTTCAACAGGTTCTGTGTGGTTACGTTCCGGTGGACGGGGAAGGGGAGCCCACTGATCTTATCGAGCGTGACAATAACCCCCGCCTGAAGCTCCTTCGGGAAACAATGGAGGATGTGGCGGGTAAGTCCATCATTTGGGCTACTTGGACCCGGGACATTGACATGATCATGGAGGTTCTTCGGGCAGATGGGCGCAACCCCGTCCGCTACGATGGAACCGTGAGTGACGCTGACCGGCAAAGGGCTAAGGAGGCTTTCAAACACGGGGATGCCACCGACTTCGTGGCTAACTCTCAGATGAGCGAAGGACTAACCTTGAATGAGGCCAAGACGGTCATCTATTACAACAACAGCTACAAGTTGATTGATCGTCTCCAGAGCGAGGACCGGGCGCACCGTATCGGTCAGGAAGACCCGGTGTTGTACATTGACCTGGTCTGTCCGGGAACCAGGGACGAAAGCGCGATTGACGCCCTAGTTGCTAAGCTAGATGTTTCAACTATCATCCTGGGCGATCAGAAAAAGGAGTGGTTGCGATGACCGTCTATGTGGTTCAGGATCAACGGCGGTATGATCGAGAGACTGGGGAGTATGTCAGCAAGTTCGATCTTTCCCCGGCGGAGGAACATGGTGAGCTCCGGTATTTGCTGACTCCCACTGCCGCGCCTTTTCATCCTGAAAAGATCATCCCCGAGCTTTGGCGTGGCTTGCGCGACTACGGGGATGACGATTATCTTTTGCTGGTGGGCAATCCTATTCTCATCGGCTGGGCCACGGCCATCGCGGCGGACGTAAATGAAGGCCGGGTGAATCTGCTGCAGTGGAGCGGGAAAGAAAGGCGGTACATTCCGGTATCGGCACAAGTGTTTGAGCTTGACACCGAGGACTTTCTGGACTAGGCTTTGGAGTAGAGAAAAGGAGCATAACATGACTAGCTACGAACAAATGGCTCAAACGCCTCTCGGGGACAACATCCTCGCTCAGATCGCAGCGACGGCCAGGGACATTATCGCCGCGCGCCAACTGGTCCTCCAAAAGGAGGAAGAGCTCAAGGCGGCTAAGTATCAGCTTGAGTTTCTTCAGCGCGAAGTTCTCCCCGAGCTCATGAAGGATGCCGGTCAGAAGGAGCTCATCACATCGGACGGGCTCAAGGTGTCCATCAAACAGTTGGTCCGGGGGCAACCTTCCAAGGAGAATGAAGCTGCGGCCTTTGCATGGCTCCGCGATCATGGTCACGGCGGAATCATCAAGAGTCAGGTGACGGCGGACCTCGGGAAAGTTGATCAACAGCGAGTCAATGACGCGGTGAACGCTCTTTCTCAGCTCGGGTTCACCGCTTCGGCCAAGCAGGCGGTGGCCTGGCAAACGCTTGGCGCTCTGGTTCGTGAGCTTCTGGCGCAGGGCGAAAATGTCCCCCTGGACATCCTGGGTGTTTCGGTCTGGGAAGAAGCAGAAGTGAAGCCCAAGAGCTGACGGTATCCCGCCACCTGGGTGAATGGTGGGAGGTCCTCCTGCTTGGGGGAAAGCGCGATGAGCCGGTGCGCTGAAACCGCCTCAGATAAGGAGTGCCATATGGCCAAGACCGAAGTTGCTGTGAAAAGTCAGGCGGGGTTGCCCGCCGATTGGGCCGGTTACGAAGAATTTGCCGGCCAGGGCCTTGAGGACATCACCAGCGAGGACAAGGGGCTTCCTTTCTTCGACATTCTTCAGGGTCAGAGCCCCGAGCTGGATGATCTGAAGGAAGCTCGCCCCGGGATGATCATCAACAAGGCCACCAAGGAGCTGACCCCGGGTGATGTGGGCATCCGCTTCGTGCCCGTCTGCCGTGACCATGTGTATACCGAGTGGGTACCGCGCGAGAAGGGCGGGGGGCTGGTGGCGACCTATCCCCTGGACCACCCTCTGGTCAAGGAAGCTCGCTCCAAGCAGCGGGTTGGAAAGCATGTGCTCCCGCACGGGAATGAGCTCATTGAGACCTTCTACCTTTACGGTATGGTGTTGGACGCGGAGGACAACCCCACCCCTGCGGTCATCAGCTTCACGTCCACCAAGATCGGGGCCTACAAGACCCTGACGACACGGGCCGACAGCCTGATGTTCCGTACGGCGGACGGGCGCAAGCTGAAGTTCCCCTGGTTCGCGCATGTTTGGCGGCTGCGCACCGAGAAGAAGAAGAAAGACAACTACAGCTGGTACAACTGGACCGTCTCCTTTGATGGCCCCAACGATAAGGCAGAGGAGGCTCGCTTGCCAGCCACCCATCCTGCCGTTCAGCTGGGTTCGGACATCTACAATAGTCACCGCTCCGGTCAGATCAAGGTCAACACCGAGGGTCTGCGCAATGAGAACGGTGATGACGGGATTGGGCGCGGACGGAACGTGGGCGAGGATGATGAACCTCCGTTCTGAGCTTCTCCCGGATTGATAGCTGTTGTCCTTCCCGGCGGGATTGATTATCAGTTCCGCCGGGGAACAGAAATGGAGTACTAGGGAATGGCTATGTGGAGTCTTCAACAGGAAGAGGCTTTGAGAAAAGTCAGCCGCTGGCTGAAGAACCCGGAAAATCAACAACTGTTTCGCCTGTTCGGATACGCGGGAACCGGAAAGACCACGCTGGCCCGTCACCTGGCCGAGGGAGTTGATGGGGATGTGCTATTTGCGGCTTTCACTGGAAAGGCGGCTTCAGTCCTTCGCGCCTCTGGGGCTCCTAACGCGCAGACCCTGCACAGCCTCATATACCATTCCAAGGAACGTTCTAGGGCAAGACTTCAAGAGCTTTACCTTGAGCTGGAGGAAGTAGACCTGGCCTTGGCTGATGGTCATCTTCCGCCTTCCCGACTGAGCGAGTGGCAAGCTCGCCGTGAGCGTCTTTTGACCGAGATCAGGGGAGAGGAAAAGAACGCCAAACGCCCGGACTTCACTTTGAATCTGGACAGTCCCCTCAGAAAAGCCTCCCTGCTTGTTGTAGATGAGTGCTCAATGGTTGATGAGGAGATGGCGCGGGACATCCTCAGTTTCGGTTGTCCCGTTCTAGTCTTAGGCGACCCAGCTCAACTTCCTCCGATCAGGGGAACCGGGTATTTCACTGACGCCCAGCCGGACGTGATGCTCACCGAGATTCATCGTCAGGCTCGGGACAACCCTATCATCTATCTTGCAACTCAAGTTCGGTCTGGCGCTGATCTTCGACACGGGGAATACGGATCCAGCCGAGTGATTCAGAAAGCCTCGCCTGAGCTTGCGATGGAGGCCAGCCAGATACTAGTTGGGCTCAACAGAACGCGGATGTCTACTAACCGCCGCATGCGGGAGCTGAAAGGATTTAGCGGTTCGCCCTGGCCGAAGGCAGGCGAGAAGCTAGTTTGTCTGCGTAATGATAGGGACTTGGGTTTGCTTAACGGTACCCTTCATGAGACGGTAGCAGATACCGAAGATGTGGGCGGATACCTCAATTTGAGGATCAGGCCAGAGGACGGCGGAGAAGCTATCTTGGTGAGCGCCCACCGCGAGCACTTTGACGGGGACCCGGAGCAGATCGGATTTTGGGATCGGAGGAACGCTCAGGAGTTCACTTTTGGATACGCTCTGACCGTTCACAAGTCGCAGGGATCACAGTGGTCGAAGGTCTTGATCATTGACGAAAGCACTTCCTTTAAGCAGTTGGAGGTCCGCCGGAGATGGCTCTACACAGCAATCACTCGCGCTCAGGATAGCGTGACCGTTGTCCGGGGGTGAGCTGCGATTGTCTTCAGCATCAGGTAAGCGTTGACCCGCGCTGGTTCTAGGGACTAAGCTGAAGCTCTCACACTACATATAGTTGCGGAGGATCAGATGAGGATAGGTCCACAGACCCGCGTGGGCGACTACTTCCATGCAATGAAGTACCGGGGAGACGGGGAGGACTTTCGGGAAGCGAACAACAGAGTGGCCTCCGCTCTCAAGGATAGTGACAGCCACTACCATACCTTACGTGAGATCACCGGGTCCATGCGTTTCATGTTCGCGGGCCGTATTCAGAGTGCGATGGGTTCCGCTAGGGCCACTACTCCCTACAACTGCTATGTCTCCGGCACTATCGAAGACAGTTTTGTTCACGGAGAAGGAAACATCATGCAGCGGGCCACAGAGGCGGCTGCAACCATGCGGATGGGGGGCGGCATCGGATACGACTTCAGCACACTTCGCCCTCGGGGGGACATCATCCGTAAGCTCCAGTCACACTCCTCCGGTCCTGTGTCGTTCATGTCTATCTTTGACGCGGTTTGCAAATGCATTGCTTCCTCGGGTCACAGACGCGGAGCCCAGATGGGGGTTCTTCGCGTAGATCACCCTGACATTGAGGAGTTCATTCGCGCCAAGCAGAATACGACTGCCCTCACAGGGTTCAACATCAGCATCGCGGTCACAGATGCCTTCATGGAAGCTGTCTACGCGGGGCGGACTTTCAACCTGACCTGGGGCGGAACGGTGTACCGGGAGGTTGATGCGGCCGCATTGTGGGAGACGGTCATGCGATCCACCTGGGATTGGGCGGAGCCGGGAGTGCTGTTCATCGACACCATTAACCGGACGAACAATCTCTGGTATTGCGAGACCATCGCCGCTACCAACCCTTGTGGTGAACAACCCCTTCCGCCTTTCGGTGCCTGCCTCCTGGGATCCTTTAACCTGGCTAAGTACATTCGCCGAAGCTACGTGAGATTGGACGGGTCTAATGTCTGGACCTTTGACAAGGATCAGCTCCGCGAGGACATTCCACACGTAGTAAGGGCTATGGACAACGTGATTGATCGCGCTCGCTACCCCTTGCCTCAGCAGAAGATGGAGGCGCTGAACAAGCGTCGCATGGGTCTGGGCGTTACTGGACTTGCGAATGCGGTGGAGGCTCTGGGCTTTCCCTATGGTTCCCGGGAAGCCCTTCAATGGACCGAGGAGATATTGGAGCTCATCGCTGTGGAGTCATACCGTGCCAGTGCTCTTCTCGCTGCTGAAAAGGGAGCCTTTCCCTTGTTCGATGCGGAGCGGTACCTGAAGGGCGAGTTCATCAAGAAGCTCCCCGATGACGTGCGCGCCCTCATCGCCAAGCACGGCATCCGCAACTCCCACCTGACCTCTATCGCTCCGACCGGGACCATCAGCCTGTGCGCGGACAACGTGAGCTCCGGCCTGGAGCCAGTCTTTGACTACGTCACCGAGCGTCCTGTCAACACCCCCGGCGGGGTGGAGATGGTGGAGGTGGAGGACTACGGGGTGCGCGAGTTCGGGGTGCGTGGGCGTCGTGCCAACGAAGTCAAGCCTCAGGAGCACATCGCCGCCCTGACCACGGCCCAGCGCTGGGTAGACAGCGCCGTATCCAAGACCTGCAACCTGGATGGGACTGTGCCCTGGGAAGACTTCAAGCGTCTCTACAGCTCCGCCTGGGAGGGAGGGGCGAAGGGCTGCACTACCTTCAACATTGATGGAAAGCGTATGGCGTTGTTGACGGGCAAGACAAGAGGGGATACCCCGAAGGTGGATGAGCCTGTCACATCCTGCTTCATCGACTTCGAGACGGGCCGGAAGGAGTGTGCCTGATCCGTCGCAGGGGGTGGATCAGCGCCCCCTGCCCTCCCACAGAGACATCTTTTCTTGTTGAGCGCGACTTTTTTGCCCGAAGGGTCTTGACTTATCCCCGGGAGCTTGTTATGTAGGACTTATCCCCGGTGGGCGGTCCACCGGCTCAACCTGAGAAATGGAGCAAGACGCCATGATCTTCGTCACCATCGACATCGCCAACCTCAAGGTGACCTTTCACGCCACCGAGGAGGAGGCGCGGACTTTCGCTGACAGCCAGGATCAGTTCCTGGCGACCTCCGCTGCTGATCTGGAGGAGCTGACCGGGCCGCAGGCTGTCGCGCTCTTCAATGCCACGGCGGATGAGCTCGACACCAACATCGCCCGCGTCAAGCGTTTCAGCGACAAGCAGTCGGCGGCCAAGCGTCTCTGGGCCAATCTGGTGGACCTCGCGGCGGATCGTGCTGCCCGCGAGGAGGTTCAGCGCAAGCTCCGCGAGAGTGCTGCCAAACTCCGCGCGAAGTCTCCCGCAAGGGAGGCTCTTTCCCGCGCGGTCAATCGGGCCATTGAGGAGGGCTCCCCGGTGTTCGTTAACCAGCCCAAGAAGGCAAAGCGTCAGAACACGGGCATCAACCTCGCTCCGAAAGCCACGGTGTATCCCTGCAAGGAAGGTACCAAGCAGGCGATGATGGTGGACCTCCTTTCCCGTCCCGAGGGTGCGACCATGGAGGAGCTCATCGCTGCTCTTTCGGGCGGGAACAAGCCCTGGCAGGAAGTCACGGTCAAATCCGGGCTCAACTGGGATATGAACAAGATCAAGGGCTATGGCATCCGCACGACCAAGCGCGGGGACGCGGACTGCTATCATCTGGTGCTCCCGGCTGGCTTGTCCGCTCCGCTTCCTCATCTCCCCCGTCGCAAGAAGGCCTGAGCTCAGCTCAGGCCTCACTTTGCCGAGCGGCTGCGCGAGAGGCATGAGGAGGCGCTGGCGGAGCAGTCGGCCAAGGCTCGGGTCCAGCGAGAAGGGCAAGCCAGTTCCTGCGTCAAATCCGGCAGCGGAACAGTGGTTGTCGTCATGGAGGACTTCGCTCAAGCGGAGACAGACGACATCGGTCTTGGTATTCAGTTGGGCAGTCAGTCCAGCCTGAAGATCAAGTGAACCAGCTTGTCCCGGGGGGCGTCCGGGGATAAGCTCGAGATGGTAAGGAGTTGGAAGAACAAAGGATGATCGTCAACAACACGCCAGTTGAGGACTACTTCGACCAGTATGGTTTGCTGGTGAAGCGCGAGGACCTCTGCTGCCCGCCCCCCGGCCCACCCTTCTCCAAGACCCGGGGTGTGTTCGCCCATGTCAAGAACCGCCCGGAGGAGGTCATTGGTGTCCTGGACACCTACCACTCCCAGGCGGGGCACGCGGTGGCCCAGGCCTGTGCCCTGCTGGGCAAGACCTGCATCAATTACTACCCAGACTTCAAAAATGATCCGGGACCGCGTAACCCTCAGTTGCGCGCTCTTTCCCTTGGGGCTTATCTCCAACCCCTTCCAGCGGGACGATCAGCAATTCTGTATCATCGGGCTAAGAAGGACCTCGCACGCGCTAACGACAGCTACATGATGCCCAATGCGCTAAAACTCCCGGAGATGGTGAGCGAAACAGCGGCGGAGGTCGCGCGCACGATTGAGAACGGATCACTGGACATCCTAGGAGACGATGCCCCAGTACTTATAGCCATTAGCTCGGGGACCATCGCAGCAGGAGTCATCAAAGGCTTTACCGAAGCGGGTCAGGGACACCGCCGATTCATCCTTCACCAGGGGTATGATCGCCCTCAAGGGGCGGTTCTGAGATATGTTCAGAATATGGCCGGAATACCCATCAGGGATATGCGGATCACCCTGATCAACGAAGGCTATGGGTACAAAGATGTGGCCAGACAGGGGGAAACTCCCCCTTGGCCCTGCAATCCATATTATGACCTCAAGGCATTCCGTTGGTGGTTACGCGAGGGACGCGACCGCTTTGGAAGTGCCATCATGTGGAACATCGGGTGAGGAGACGCGACATTGGACCACGCGGCTTGGCTGAATCAGGATACGGGCGAGGATGCCCAAACTTCCTATCAGTACTTCATGAGACCTGACCCGGAACAACGGGAGTTCCTCGGGGACATTCAGGAAGAGTATGATCCACTCACCGGACGCATTGCTAAGTTCCGTATCGCAAAAGTTGGGATGGTTCGGAACGCTCCTAAGGACATGATGCGTGAGGTCAAGGTCTATCTGGGATTTGATGGCCGTTCTTCTCTCCCACACATCCGGCTGGAGAAAGCTAAGGACCTCCAAGGTTGGTACCAGCCCAAGCATAATGACAAGCAGGGTTCCCGTCCGCGTCCCTGCTTCACCGATGCTGTACTCACTGAGCCTTATGGAGGTTATTGTACAGTAGGCTGTGCTTTTTGTTACATCAACAGCGGCTTCCGTGGATACCGGGGCAGCGGACTCATCAGCGTTCCGATCCACTACGGGAAACAGGTGGAGCAGATGTTGGGCCGAATGAGAAGTGCTACAGCCGGGTATTTCTCCAGCTTCACTGATCCGTTCCTCCCTCTTGAAGACATCTACCACAACACCCAGCAAGGAGCGGAGGCATTTGATCGGGCCGGTCTTCCGGTGTTCTTTCTTTCCCGGCTTCAGTATCCAGGCTGGGCGGTGGACCTTCTTCAACGCAACAAATACAGCTATGCTCAGAAGTCCTTGAATACTGGGGACGATGATGACTGGAAAAAGCTAAGCCCAGGGGCACTTCCTCTTGAGGACCACATACAGGAAGTCAGGGAGCTTCGCCGCCGGGGCATCTACACTTCCATTCAGGTCAATCCCGTTGTTCCCGGGATAACCTCTCATGATGACATCCGGCGGCTGTTTGAACGTCTCGCCGCCGTGGGCAACAACCACGTCATCGTCAAGTTTGTAGAAGCGGGTTACAGTTGGGCCGCGACCATGGTGGAGCGGATGATCAAACGTTTCGGAGACAACCGCGCAGCAACTTTCCGAGAGTTGTTTGTGGAGAACAGCGCCGGGGCACAGAAAACTGTGATTGAGGAGTATCGACTGGAGGCTCATCGGCTTTACCAGCGCTGGGCCACTGAGCTCGGTATGACCTACGCTACTTGTTATGAGTACCGCAAGGACCCGGAACGGGGCTGGATCAGCATTGGGCCGGAGTTTACCACGGCGGATCAATGTCATGGTCATCGCGTTCCGATGTTCACACGTATCTCCACTGATGTTCCATTTAGCGAGGTTGCCGAGTGTCCGCCATCGGGCTGTTTGCTCTGTGCGGACAATAGCGCGGACGGTAAGACTGGAGCTTGTGGATCCACTCTGTTTGGCTCCGCTAAGGCTCTGCGTATGTCTGACTTCAAGGAGCCGGTGAAGAAATGACTGTGGAACGCGAGCGGGGCGGATACCTCATTTGTTGTGATCATTGCAGCGACTTCGTTGAGGTGGACAGTCCAGACTACGACTGGAATGACGTTCTTGATGCGATTGCCATTGAAGGCTACAAAGCGGAAAAGGTTCGGGGAGTTTGGGAGCATCTCTGTCCGTTCTGCCAGGAGAAGGGAACCCAGGACAGCGGAGGAATGCCCGATGAGACCTGGTGAGAGCCTCTTGAATGATCCGGTAGAGTGGGGGCGCGAGCTCATCCGCACCGAGGATCATGACCCTCTTTACACTGGTCTTTGGAATTGGAAGCGGGAGCATGCGGACGACAACCGTGTGCGCCGGTATCTTCTCGCGTACTGGTCCTGTTACAGCGTTGGAGCGAGTTGGTGGATCAGCCAACATGAGGGGCAGGACTTCTGGCGCTGGCTTCACTGCGCAGCACAGAATGAGATTGGACCGGACCAGATCGGAGCGTGCGAGCTAGAGCGTTGGCCCAGGGCACATGAACGGCGGCACTGGAGGGGACGGAAGTGTGTGGACAGCGTGCTGTGGCTGTCCAAGGAGTTCCCCAACCCGGAGGACGCGGTCAAGGAGCTGGAGAACCTGCCTGGGCAGATCAACCTCCAGGTGGTGGAGCTGGCTGTGACCCGCTGGCCGCAGTTCGGTCCGTGGATTGCCTTCAAGGCGGCGGACATGCTGGAGCGTGTGATGGGCCTTCCGGTGAGCTTCCCTAACGACATCACCACGCTGTACCGCGACCCGAGGAAGGGTGCCGAGCTTGCCGGTCCACTTCTCGGGAACCTTTCCCCGCAGGAAGTTACCGAGCATCTCCTGGAGAAATACCGCTACACGCTGGCGCCACCGGGAAGAAACCGCTATGTGAATGTTCAGGAAGTAGAGACGGTGCTGTGTAAGTGGAAGTCCGCCCGGGGCGGACACTACTGGATTGGCGCGGATATCAAGGCTCACCGGGAGGAGCTTCAGCGCTGGGGGGCACAAGACCTTCTCAGCTGCTACCCAAATGTAACTGCTTGACCGGCAGTATTCCCCGGGGGTAGACTTCGAGGGAGAAATGGAGGATTAGGCTCATGATCGTCAATATCCGAGGAACCAACGGCAGCGGTAAGACCACCCTGGCCCGTTCCTTCCAGAGCCCAGATGCCCGTGTGGAGGAGGTCCTGCGCCGCAGCGTCCCGTCACCTACCAAGAAGGACCCCCACAGGATCATTGATGTTGTGGTCACCGCCGTGGTGTCCCGCGTGTCGGGCGTCGTGGGCGAGGTCGCGTGCATCGGCAGCTATGCTCAGGCGCAGGGCGGGCTGGACACAGTGGGCTCCTTTGAGCTCCAGCAGGAGGCTGTCATGGCTGCCGCCAAGCGCTGGCCGCATGTCGTGTGCGAGGGCGTCCTGGCCTCCACGGTGTTCGGCTCCTGGGCTACGACCTTCGGGGAGCTGGCGCGGGACGGGCACGATGTCCTGGTTGCATACCTAGACACGCCCGTGGAGGTCTGTCTGTCCCGTATCCGCGAGCGTCAGGAGCGGGCCGGGAAGGTTCGAGATATCAAGGAAGATCAAGTGCGGGATAAGGTCCGCGCTATCCTTGCAACCCGGGACAAGTTTGCCAAGCTCCCGGGTATTACAGTTGTGGATCTTCCCTATCAGAACCCTCGGGAAGCCCTCATCAACGCAATGGTTGAGCGGGGGAGACGGTGATGTTCAGCTATTATGGGAGCAAGTCTAAGATTGCACATAAATATCCTAAACCTACTCACAGTCTTATCATAGAGCCGTTTTGTGGAGCGGCCCATTACAGTATGCTGTACCATGACAGGGACGTTTGGTTGAACGACCTTCATGAACCTGTCTTTGAATTGTGGAGCTGGCTGATTCATGATGCAACTGAATCAGATATTTTGAAATTGCCGACCTTTCAACCTAAACAGCGGATTGATATGCCTCCTGGTCCTGAAAGGACTTTGGTGGCTTTCCAGTCTAACGGTGGAACGGAAACACCCCGGAATGTCGCAGGAGCTTTTCAAAGTTGGGCGAAGGGTGGACGGGAACGACTTGCGGCTAAAGTAAAGCTAATCAAACACTGGAAAATAACCAAACTAGACTACCGCGATTTGCCTAATGTCGAGGCCACATGGTTCATTGATCCTCCGTATCAACACGGAGGCCATGAATATACTGTGGGTGGTAAGGATTTTGACTATAATGCTTGCCGGGAGTTTTGCGTCAGTAGGAATGGTCAAGTAATTGTTTGCGAAAACACAAAAGCTGACTGGATGGACTTCAAACCTCTCACCGATATACAAGGCCAAAGGTTTAGAACAACTGAAGCTGTATGGGTGAAACCATGAACCCCACTCCGCTTTGGTATTGGATCAATGAACGTCATGCCATCTACATCCGCAAGGAATTGAGAGCGGGCGCGGACCCGGATGACCTTCACGTGCCGCAAGGCGCGGACCTAGAGGACTGCGACCCGGATCACCTCGCAATGCGATCTGATGGACCTTTAACGGCAGACCCTATCCTTGCGCAGTATCGCTTTTGTAACGTGTTCCGCGAGCTGGACCGGGTGACCGTCTGGATCCGGCGCAACATCCGTGAGCCTTTCTCGGATCACCCGGACCTCTGGATGATGTTGGCCATCGCCCGGACTATCAACTGGCCGGAAACTCTCCGCTACCTAATGAATCGACATGAGGTGAAGTGCAACTTCAACGCCTGGCCCAACGATGGAGGACAGGGCCTTGCTCAATTCGCCTTTAGCCCTGAGGCACTGGGCGATGCCTTAGACTTCTGGCGCAACCGGGGCGAAAAGGTGTACACCGGAGCATACATGATCCGGGCAGAGAGTAACCCGAAAGCGGAGTGGTACAGCTGGACTAAACAGCAGTACATCGCTCGAGTGGTGCTTGGACGGCTCTGGGAAGACCGGAACCGCGTTTGGCTTCCTGTTCTCGATGCGAGAGATCAGCCCACGCTGGAGGGCGTCTGGAGCCTGTTCCAGCGTCCGCGATATGTTGGTTGGGGGCCATTCATGGCCTATCAGGTTGTGGTGGATCTTCGCCACACCCGTTATCTCCGCTGGGCTCCTGACATCAATACCTGGGCTGCGATAGGGCCGGGCTCCCGGCGGGGACTGAATCGGCTCGCGGGGCGTCCCGTAGATTATCCCCTAAAACAGGCCGAAGGACTGGCAGAGATGCGCGCTCTGTGGGAAGAGCAGGACCGCTGGAGGGCTCCCTGGGTTCCCCGTATAGAGCTGTCCGACATCCAGAACGCCCTGTGCGAAACAGACAAGTATCTTCGGGCGTTCTCGGGAGGAGGCAAGCCCCGCGCTCATTACATTCCTGGGCGTGGATATTGAGGGAGAACGACCATGATTGTCATCGGCGCGCGTAACGTCAACGATGCCTTCTGGGCAGGGGCTCGCCTTCTCCGGGAACATGGCATTCAACAAAACAGCCGGAACGGGTCTGTGCTCCGGGCTCCCTTCCCGGTGACCACCGTCTATGAGCAGCCCACCGAGCGGGTGCTGCTGGATCGCCGCCGGGACGCCAACCCGTTCTTCCACCTGTATGAGAGCCTGTGGATGCTTGCAGGGCGTAATGACCTCGCTCCGCTGACCGCTTTCGTCAAGAATATGGTCAACTTCAGCGATGACGGGGGTAACACTCAACCCGGAGCCTACGGCTATCGCTGGAGACGACATTTCAACAGGGATCAGCTCGCTTGGGCAATCAAGCGTTTGAAGGCGGACCCCAATGACCGCCGTGTGGTTATCCAGATGTATGACGCTGGAAAGGATCAGGACGCGGCAGACTACGGTGGGAGAGACATACCCTGCAACCTTATGGCTCTCCCGGCGGTGTCACCTGAGGGAAAACTGGACCTTACAGTGTTCAATCGTTCCAACGATATGATTTGGGGTGCCTACGGGGCCAACGCAGTTCATTTTAGCGTGCTCCAGGAGTTTCTCGCGGCGGCCATTGGTATTCCTGTGGGGCGCTATTATCAAGTGAGCAACAACTTTCACGGATACTTGACAACTATGGAGAAGGCGGCTCTTAGTTGGGAAGAGGGAGAAACCATGCTGGACCCTTACACCGCTGGCGCAGTCTTTCCCGTTCCGATGTGGAATAACTCCTTTAACCTTAAGGAATGGGAGGAGGACCTGATCATCTTTCTGGAGGAACCTTCTCGGGTTGGTATCCGTTCCCGCTTCCTTCGCAGGGTGGCCTGTCCAATGGTCATGGCTCACAGGGCTTGGCGCAAGGAAGGGACGGCGGCAGCCAGAGAGATCATTCAGCAGATGCCTGAAGGTTGTGACTGGCGAGCGGGGGCGGAAGTCTGGCTGGACAATCGAGATGATCGCAAACGGAAGGGCGAAACATGAAGCTAACTGATCGCATTCGGGGCGTCCGTGAGGCAGGCATGGTAGAGCGGGCACACGTGATTCCTCACCTCCGACCCTATTCCATCGCAGCCCATACCTGGGGCGTCTGCTGCCTTCTCCGACTCATCTGGCCGGGGGAACCTCACCTGGTGGACTTTGCCTTGTTTCATGACGTCCCCGAACGCTGGACTGGGGACTGGCCAGCTCAAGTGATTGTGAGACAACCGGAGGCCAGGAAAGCCCTGGCTGAGGAAGATCGGCGAATCAGCGCCTTTCTTGCCCTTCCGAGCGAACACGCTCTGTCCGGGAAGGACTTCGCAAGGTTCAAGGCAGCAGACCGGCTTGAGCTCTGGTTGTGGACCTGGGAGGAGGAGGCCATGGGCAATCGCATGGTGTTGGGCGTCCGCGAGGAGTTGGACAAGATGTTTGAGGCGGCAGAGGCAGATGGTTCTATACCTCCTGAAATCTCAGAAATCATTGAAGAGTTCCGAAAGGAAGGCTGGCGGAGGCACAAGGAGGTGCTGGAATGAAGGAAGAAGCTACCAGGCTGGAGGTTCTGAAGCTCAAGCTCCAAGCAGCGCAAGAACGGGTAAACCGTCATGCAGTTGAGGGACAGCTGGTCCAGGTCCTTTACAATCAGGCTCTGGCAGAGGTTCAGGCTTTGGAACAGGCTATCAAGGATGAAGGAGCAAAGTAAACATGACGGATCATATGACTCACCTTAAGGAAGTTGCGCTGGAAGATGTAGAAGGTCTGCAGCGAGCTGAGCTCCAGTACGGCTCCAGCTGGAAGCGTCGGGGAGGGGTAGGAGCCTTCATGATGCTGGCCCGGAAATGGGACCGGCTGGAGACGGCGCTGAAGCCCCGCGAGGACAACCCCGCGTTGGCTAATGTTGCAAGTCATTGTCGGCCCGTTATCCCATGGGACATCTTCGGAGCTATCGCCAACGATCAAAGAGCGGAAGGAATTATTGATGACATCCGGGACCTTCGCCGGTATCTCCTGTTAGTGGAAAGCGAGATGCGGGCTCGGGGGAAAGGGGCGGGGGTTCATCGCGACAATACTGGCCATCCGGCTCCCTTTGGATATACTGAGGAGGACGCATGAATTCCATTGAAGCGGTATTGGATGCGGTTGAAAAGGAAATGGGGGTGAATCGAGCATCCATCCTCGCTCCTTCTCGGGGCATTAAGAAACTTGCCTGGGCGCGACAAGTCGCAATGTACTTATATCATGGGGGTACACGAAGCTGGAGCGAGGTTGGCCGGGCCTTCCACCGTGACCGCACAACAGTTCGTTATGCTGTGGAAAAGGTAAAGGCAAACATGACTGCTGAGGTTCTTGCTCTGGAGGCTCAACTTGCCCACACAGCTTCCACTGTTTGAGCCTGATAGCTCCTGGGTACCGCCCTCTATGTCCGATCTTCCCACTAGCTGGGGATCGGGGCGGGTAAGTATTGACACTGAGACCCGGGACGATGAGCTCAAAACACTTGGACCTGGAGTGCGGCGCGGAGCCTACATCGTAGGGGTGTCCTTCGCTATTGAAGACGGTCCAGCCTTTTACCTCCCCATCCGACATGATGGGGGAGGGAACCTGGACCCTCAACAGGTGATGCGCTACCTTCGGTGTATGGCCAAAAACTTCACGGGCGTCCTTTGCGGGGCCAATCTGGGTTATGACCTAGACTTTCTTGCTGAGGAGCAGGTGGAGTTCAAGAACGTCCAATGGTTTAGGGACGTTCAGGTTGCAGACCCGCTCATCAATGAGCTTCATGACAGCTATAGTCTCCAGAGCATTGCTCAGCGATACCATCTCCCCGGGAAGGATGAGACCTTACTCATGGAAGCCCTCGCAGCTTACGGCTACAAGGGACGTTCCGCCAAATCTGGTATTTGGGCCCTCCCTTCTAAGTACGTTGGACCCTACGCTGAACATGATGCCCGTCTCCCTCTCAACGTTCTCAGAAAACAGGAACGCGAGATTGATGACCAGGAGTTGTGGGAAGTCTACGACTTGGAAAGCCGATTGTTGCCTGTGCTAGTGAAGATGCGCCGGAGGGGCGTGGCTGTCTCGATGGAGCGTCTAGAGAAGGTTGAGGCCTGGGCTCGGGAAGAACAACAAAAGGCAATTGATGCAGCCAACCACTTCATCAAGCGCCGTCTAGACTTCAGCGACATCACTAAGACGGCGGTGTTGGCTGAAGTTTTGAAAGACCTCGGGGTGGATCTTCCTAAGACCGCAACTGGAAAAGACAGCGTAACGTCTGCGGTACTAGACAGCATTCATCACCCTGTGGGGGAGCATCTTCGGAGGGCGAAGAAGATGAGTACCTTACGCACAACCTTTTGCGACGGGGTGCGGAGTCATCTAACCAATGGTCGTATCCACTGCACGTTCAACCAGCTTCGGCGGCAGAAGGATGATGGGAGTAACGACACAGAAGGCGCGGCTTTCGGGAGACTTTCTGCTGCCAACCCAAATCTCCAGAACCAGCCTGCCCGGGACCCTGAAATTGGGCCCATGTGGCGTTCTATCTATCTGCCGGATGAAGGCGGTTTGTGGGCGTCCCTAGACTATAGTCAACAGGAGCCCAGACAGGCGGTTCACTTTGCAGTTGAAGCAGGTCCTCGGTTCATCGGGGAAGATGCTCATCGTGCCGCCTTGGAGGCAGCTCGCCGGTACCGCGAGGACCCCAAAACAGACTTTCACGACATGATGACGCGAATGGTTCACGGGGAGGACGTTCTTGAACGTGAAGGAGAAAAGCGGTTCAAACAACTTCGCAAATACTGTAAAAACATCTATCTAGGCTTGAGTTACGGAATGGGTGGGGCCAAGCTCTGCCGCGACCTTGGGTTGCCCACGGCCTGGAGGATCCAGTGGACCGAAGGCCGGGTGCGGAAGTTCAAGGACTTTGAAACCTATGAAGCAGCAAGAATCAAGGCAGAGGCTGGTCGTTTTGCGGGGTATAGAGTAAAGATTTGGGAAGTTGCGGGCGCAGAAGGTCAGGCGCTCATGGACAAGTTTGATAGGGAGGTCCCTTTCATCCGAAAAATGGCCCAATATTGCGCTGGGCTTGCGGAAAAGAAAGGTTTTATCAGAACCTTATCTGGACGCCGGTGCCGCTTTCCGCTCTTGGAGGAAGGGGTTTATGACTGGACTCACAAGGCTTTCAACCGCCTCATCCAGGGCTCATCAGCAGACCAGACCAAGATGGCTGTTGTTGCGCTGGAGGCGGCAGGCTTTCCGATCCAGATCCAGGTTCATGATGAGGTGGACTTAACTGTGACCTCGCGGAAAGAGGCGGAGGAGGCGGCGCAAATCATGATCAACGTGGTTTCAATGCACGTTCCTTCTCGTGTGGACGTGGAGGTTGGACCGAGCTGGGGCGAAGCTGAATGACACGTCTCTTTTCTTTTCGTGTGGGGAATGGAGGACTATGCTGGGGGCTCCGTTAGAGCCAGAAATGGAAACAATATGAACAATGGAATGGAATGGGCGTGGAATGCTGCGCTAAACAGCAAGGACCCATCAACCAAGGTAGGGGCTGCCCTTTTCCGGGATGGAGAGTTAGTGGCTACAGGCCACAACCATTTCCCTCGCGGCGTTCCCGAGGACTGGTGGCAAGACCGACCAAAGAAGTATCGGGCTGTGGTCCACGCGGAGGCTGTGGCGCTCCTGCGCGCTGGGCTCGCGGCGGAGGGGGCCACGATGTACGTCACCCATCACCCCTGCCCGGAGTGTGCTAAGCTCATCGCAGTGGCGGGCGTCCGCACCCTGGTCTGTCCGGGGGAACCATGGAGAGATGACCCGGACGTGCAAGCAATGTGCGACAGCGCAGCGGAGTTCCTGCGCATCTGTGGGGTGGAGGTGCGTCATGCTTGAGTTTCAGGTGCGCGTCCGCCGGTGGCTGAAGGTCTGCTTTGGGCTCCAGGTCGCGGATGACGTGGGCGAGTGCTCCTGCCGCTTCATGGAGGAGGCGCTGGAGCTGTTCCAGGCCATGGGTGGCTCGCGGGAGGACGCCCAGAGACTAGTGGACCACGTGTTCAGCAGGCCAGTGGGTGAGCCCAAGCGAGAGGTCGGGGGCGTCGCAGTCACCCTTGCGGCACTCTGCTCCGCTTCCGGGATCAACATGGAGGCAGCGGCCTGGGAGGAGCTGGAGCGGTTGAACCGTCTTGAGGTCCGCGCCAACTCCCTTTCCAGGAGCGTCTAATGCCTGATGAAAAACAGATGTGGGAGGTTCTCCGACCTATTCTTTCAAAGGCTCGCATGGACCCGGTACGGGTGGAGAACCCAGCTTTGCCTGGTACCCCTGACGTCAATTACATCGAGGGCTGGATGGAGCTTAAACACGCAGACCGCTGGCCTCCCAAGGGGGGACCGCTTCGGCTGAACCATCCACCCACTCCCGAACAACGGACTTTCCTAGCCCGGCGGGATCACTGCGGAGGTCGCGCATTTCTCTGCCTCCGCGTGGGCAGGGAATGGCTTCTGTTTCGGGGACATACCGTTGCCCAGCTGTGGTCGGAGGCGAGGCTAGAACCACCAGCGGAAGCAGAGCTGCGAGCAGCCGCAATCGCCGTTACTCATAAACCAGAGGACCTAATCCCCTGGCTAAGGAGAGAAGACAAATGATCAAGGGTTCAACCGCTGACGCGATTGAGTTCCTTCTCGCTTGGTCGAAGAACGGACCTTGGGTGCTAACTTCCATCCTCCCGGATGGAGGTAAGACGACCACACAGACCTTTACCGCAAGTCAGGTAGAGGAGATGCGAGGCTGGATTGAGGAGCGACAGGGAAAGCAGAACGTGTATTTCACAGTTAACCCGGTGATTCGTCCAATCCAGTCTAAGGCGAAGAAAACTGACATCCGGGGCATGGCAGCCATCCACGTAGACGTGGACCCTCGCCCGGGAGAACCGCTGGAGATTGAGCGGGAGCGGGCACTGAAGCTGCTTCGAGAGTTTAAGCCTAAGCCTACCGTCATCATTGACAGCGGCGGAGGCTTTCAAGGTTTCTGGGTTCTGGATCAGGAGCATCGTACGGACGGGAATGAGGAGCGAGCGGAGGAGCTTGAGGCATACAACCTACAGGTTGAAATCCTCCTTCAGGCGGACGCATGTCATAACATTGACCGGATCATGCGCCTTCCCGGAACCGTGAACATCCCGGGCGAAAAGAAGCGCAAGAAAGGCAGAAAGCCTTCCCTTGCGCGTGTGGTAGAGGCTGACTGGTCCCTCATCTATTCGCTCCGTCAGTTTACTCCTGCGCCCCGTGTTCAGGTCCCGGATGGTTCTGGTCCTGCTGTTAAGTTGTCTGGTAATCTTCCGCGCCTTGAAAGTCTGGATGAGCTCCCCGAGGCGGTTACTTCCCGGACAAAGCAGCTCATTGTTCAGGGAGATGACCCGGATGACCCAACCAGATACCCTTCACGCTCTGAAGCACTGTTTGCCGTCCTTTGCGAGTTGGTTCGGGCTGGTTGTACTGACGATCAAATCGCGGCGGTCATCCTTGACCCGGATTATGGGATCAGTGTCCACGTCCTGGATCAGCCCCGTCCCCAGCAGTACGCAGCGCGACAGATTCAGCGTGCGCGAGAGGAGGCGATTGATCCCAACCTACGTCAGCTTAACGAAGATCATGCTGTGATCGAAGACATAGGCGGGAAGTGCCGTGTGATCAGCGAGGTCATGGATCACGCCTTACAGAGGACCAGGATCAGTCGCCAGAGCTTCGAGGACTTCCGCAACCGCTACATGCACCGGGACGTGGTTGTGGGCCGAGACAAGGACGGTAAGGAAATCACGATGCCTCTGGGCAAGTGGTGGCTCCAGAACCGACACCGGAGACAGTACCGAACAATTGTCTTCGCTCCCGGGCGAGAAGTCAAGGACGCATACAATCTTTGGAAGGGCTTCGCTTGCGAAGCTCGCCCTGGGAAATGCGAAAAGTTCTTAGCCCACATAAGAGACAACATCTGTTCGGGCAACCCCGTATACAACGATTATCTGCTCAACTGGATGGCCCGCTGTGTCCAGAAACCAGACACTCCTGGCGAGGTGGCGGTGGTCCTTCGCGGGCGGATGGGTACCGGCAAGGGCGTGTTTGTGAAGGGCTTTGGCTCGCTTTGGGGGCGGCATTTCCTTCAAATCACAGATAGCAAGCATTTGGTCGGTTCATTCAATGCTCATCTTCGAGACTGTGTTGTGCTGTTCGCTGATGAAGCATTCTACGCAGGTGACAAGAAGCACGAAGCTATTCTGAAGGGTCTTGTGACCGAGGAGACGATCATGATTGAAGGTAAGGGCGTGGACGCTGAAGCCTCCCCTAACTTCGTTCATCTCCTAATGGCTTCCAACAGCGATTGGGTAGTTCCTGCCGGAGCGGATGAGCGCCGTTACTTCGTTCTGGACGTGGGCGACACCAATATCCAAAATGCGGCTTACTTCAGGGCTATTCGGGAGGAGCTTGATCAGGGAGGTCGGGAGGCACTTCTACATATGCTCATGACCCGCGACATCAGCGAGTTCGATGTGCGACAGTTCCCAAAGACCGAGGCACTACAGGAACAGAAGTTGATGTCCATGAGTCATGAGGAGCAGTGGTGGTTCGAGAAACTCATGGACGGCAGACTTTGTCGGAACATCGAAGGTTGGCCCGTAGAAGTCTTGAAATCCGATCTTCAGACTGACTACCTTTATTGGTGTGAGCAGCAGAAGATCATGCGTCGCGCTAACGCAACCGCTTTGGGCAAGTTTCTGAAGAGAGTGATGCCACCAGGACGCCCAAGACCTTTTCAACGTTGGGCTGAAATTTGCTACCAGGACGCATACGGTCATCAGGCTCACAAGCGAATCAAAGCCTGGTACTACGAATTGCCTACTCTTTCAGCTTGTCGAGCGTATTGGGATGACCGATTTGGTGGACCTTACCCTTGGCCGTCTGATGAAATTGAGGAAGGTCGGGACCCGTTCTGATTCTCGACAAAGCATCGGGATTGACCCTCGCACATTCCCGGGGATAATGTCCTAAATCCGGGAGGTATCCCCGGAGAAATGGAGTACAACATGACAAAGACCTTAAAGCTGGAAGGTTCTGCCCTTCAGGTTGTCCGCGAGATGGTGGCCAACCAAGAATTGGTTGAAAAGCAACTTCAAGCGATAAAGGAACAGGCTGAAGCGGTTATCGTGTCTACCTACAAGAAGGAAGAGGCTCAAATGGCGCTGTTGAGGCAGTGCCTCGGGCTTACTGAAAATGATTCCTGTGAAGTTGATGTGGAGTATCTGAAGGAGCACGGTTTGGCCTTCGTACGCATTGGGTGTCGGCGTCCTTATGGGCTTGCAGAAACTCTGGCCAGACTGTTCGGGGGCAACCCTAATGGAGGACTTCACTGATGAGTGAAGAAATTGACCCGGGACTGGAGATGGTTCGAGAGTTTCATGAGACGTTCAACTGTCACATCGGAGCCCATCCCTACATCCCCGATGAGCCGGTGCATCTCGCATTGGTCGTCTACCACCAGGAGGCCGCACGGCTGGCGGAAGAGCTCAAGGCTGCGTCCGCCCAGGTTGGGGGTTCCCTTCTTTTGGTGCGCCTTCAACTCATACAGGAGGAGCTAGCGGAGCTTGCGGCAGGTTTCATCAGCCGCGACCTTGTGGAGTGTCTGGATGCCCTGAATGATTTGAGCTATGTCGTGGACGGGACCTATCTCACCTTGGGGCTCCATGACGGGAAACTTTCGGGCATGCGGGAGGTCCATCGCTCGAACATGTCCAAGCTCGGTCCTGACCGGAAGCCCATCGTCAGCGAAGCGGGGAGAGTGGTGAAAGGGCCAGACTATGAGCCCCCAAACCTTTGGCCCATCGTGGAACGTCTAATGTCGAGGAAAGAAAATGACCAATCTGATGATTGATCTGGAGACGTTAAGCACCGCCGTGGATGCGGTCATCCTGCAGATTGGGCTGGTGCCCTTCGAGTTGAATGGAGATGGTCCAAGTTCTCCCGGCATCCTCATCCAGGTTGATCCGACTACTTGCCTGGATGCAGGCTTTCGCGTGGACTGGCCGACTATCCATTGGTGGATAATGCAGGAGCAGGCGGCACGCGAGGCACTCCCGCGCCCAGGGCAGGGCGTTTCATTGTATGAGGCTTTGATGACCGTCCAAAACTACATTGCTGCGCTTTATCCTCCGCTCCTCTATGTCTGGAGTAACGGAGCAAACTTTGACATCCCCATCCTAGCTAACGCTTTCCGAACATTGGGCATGCCTGAGCCCTGGCACTACGCTTCTGCCCGCGATACGCGAACACTTTCCATGCTAGCGCAGAACGCTGTCCGACCCAAGCGGGGCGTGAATCACAACGCTCTGGATGACGCGATCAACCAGGTCTACTGGGTTCAAAACATGTGGAGGGAGCTCCCGGCGGCTTGGGCGAGGACCTCACCGCCGGGTGAGGGTAAGACAGGGGAGGGTCCGCCTTATCCTCAGGCTGGCCAGCAGGGTCATTCTACCGGAAAGCGAGTGAAGGATCAAGAAGGAGGGTGACTTTTCAACGTAGTACAAGGCGAGGTCCTACCCTCCCGATCATCACAGCAACTTTTTTATCCGAGGAGCAAAAAAGTTGTCTTGAGGGTCTTGACTTATCCCCGGGGGTAGACTATATCTAAGTTATCCCCGGTGGGGACCAACCCGAGAAATGGAGGACCACATGACCAACCTGTTCAAAGATGCCTTCGCTCCTCTGAAGCCCATCATCATCGCGGACTTTGAGGCATACGTCACCCTGACCATCAAGCGGTACGCGGACACCTGGGACAACATGCCCAAGGGGCGTCTGGCGTACGATGCCACCTGGAGCTTCGTGCGCAGCTTCGCGGTCATGAGCAGTGATCGTGCCGATGCTCGCCCCACCGGGGAGATCAAGGCGGCGTGGCTGCGCAAGAACGCGGAGAAGAACGCGGATGCGCTGATCGCTAACTTCGCCGCCAAGCTCGAAAAGAAGCTGGGCACCCTCGGGGACTTCAAGGCCACCTTCACCCGTGGCGCGGACTTCACCCTCAGCGGCACCCGGAACGGTCATCACGTCCTGGTTGAGCAGCAGACGGTGTTCAAGGTCAGCCCGCAGGGGAAGCCCTTCCACCAGTTCCCCGCTCGCATCTATGTGGATGGGAAGTTCGTTCCGGCTAATCAGTATGAGGCCGCAGTGGCCTGAGAAACTGGCGGGGCGAAAGCCCCGCCTCCACACCAACGGGAGGTCCAGCCTTGAGTTTCACCCTTTACACCCTCTGCCGGGAAGCCAAGATCAACCAGCGGCACGTCCGCTTGATCATGAACGTCTGCTGCGTCAACAAGGTGGCGGATTGCCTCCTGTTGATTGACGGGCGGATTACCCCGATCAACGCCAATCCTCCTAGGTTCTGGGAGGTGGACACTCCGGCCAAGGCCGAAGCGTTCTTCAACCGCATCAACCTTGATGCCTTCGCTTACGGAGAATAACCATGATTGATACTCGCAAGGAACCCGTCCCGATCCTCGGGATGACCGTAAGGGTGGCGCGCGCCAGGGACGGGCGTTGCGACCTGGTTCTGTACAGGTACACGAATGCGGGCCAGCCGGTAGTGGCTTCCCGCATCACGGCGGACACACCCCGGGACGCGGTTCAGTGGGCAGAGTGGTATACTTCCCCGAAGAACCGCCTGATGGGCATGGTGGTTCGGGAAGGTCGCGCCTCGCGTATCGGGGAAGTGCAGCATGGGCGTCACGTGATCCTGGTTCCTAACGGTGTGGACCTGAAGGACCTCTGCGCCTCCTGGTACTCCCTGGAACACCCGAGTGAAATGGAGCATGACCCCGTGCCGGAGGTGACACTGGTTCACGCTTTCCAGGCTCTGGTCGCAGGGATCACCTCGCCTCTGGAAGGTGACCCGCTCCATCAGGCCTATCTGGGTGCATCCCACCAGGCGCGGTATTATCGTTGCGGGGAGGAGTTGGTCATCATCGACTGTTCCCTGGAGGAAGGGCTTAGCATTCATGTGTACAATGAGGTTCAGGGAATCGCTTGGATGCTGCCTCTGGACGGTTCTGACCCTGTGGTGCTGTGATGCCTAACCGAGACATCAGCCGGTATCCTTTTCAGCGGGTGGTCCCGGGACCAAACCATATCATGTGGATATTCTCCGGGGAATGGTCCATTCTGGATAACTTCGCCCAAACCCCTGTGGAGCTGAACCTTGGGCGGGGCAAACTTCTGTATCCTTCCACTGAGCATGCTTTTCAGGCCGCCAAGGCTAGGTTTGCCCGTGATCACCATAAAGTGAGGCGAGCTCAGAACCCGGCAAGTGCGAAGTATCTGGGCCGGCAAATCCCGCTCCGGGATGACTGGGAAGAAGTGAAGTTTGACGTGATGTGGAGCTGCCTTTGTGCGAAGTGGGAACAGCACCCAGAGTTCCGCCGCGTGCTGAGACTTACCGGCTCCCGTCTCATCTATGAGGGGAATACCTGGGGGGATCGGGTTTGGGGCGTAACGCAGGAAGGACCTATCTGGTGTGGTCGTAACGCCCTCGGGGAGATGCTGATGGAGTTGCGCGATGAGCCTGTTTGAGCGTGTTCGAGCTGCTTGGTCGAAGAACGCTGAGGAGGCCAAGCAAGCGCTGGAGCTTCTTCGTACCTGGGGGGACTTTCCCCGCGTACCTGGAATGGACACCGTTCTGCGCCTTGCGGTGCGCATTGACAGTGGTCGAAGCTCCGAAGAAGCTGCCGCCAGGGAATACCTTTACCGCTGGGAGCTCGCGCTGAAGTCCCCGATCTTCGGGGTGCCTCATCCCTTGGGCCTTTAACGAAACTGGAGATCATTATGACTGTGTACTTCGCCAACGCTGGCCTCATTGATCTGGACGTGATCCGGGTGATGGGTGTGTCCGTTAAGAACAACGACAACCCCATCGGATACTTCGGAACAGGGCTTAAGTTCGCCCTGTCCACCTTGCTGCGCACAGGTCACGATGTGGTGTTGACGCGGGGCGGGGAGCGTATTGCCTTCTCCGCTAGACCGGCAGAGGTCCGGGGGAAACTTGTCCATCGTTTGTACATGGGCGAAGAAGCCTTGCCCTTCACGACTGAGCTGGGCCGTAACTGGGAAGTCTGGCAAGCCTACCGGGAGCTGCACAGCAACACTCTCGATGAAGCCGGGATCATCACAGACAAGGAGGTAACAGCTGATACAGTGTTCGCGGTAACGGGAGATGCCCTTCAGAGGGAGTACCTTAACCGGGACGCCATTTTCATCGCCGGCAAGCCTATCGCTGCCAATGAGTTTCTGGAAGTATACCCCGGCCCAACCCGGCACGTGTTCTACCGAGGTGTGCGGGCGGGAGTTCTCCCGGAGGAGAGCACCTTCAAATACAATCTCCTGTGCCCGATGGTTCTCACCGAGGACCGGACCTTTGAAAGCCAGTACACGGTTCAGTGGAAGCTCGCTCAGCTCATCCCGCGTATCCCACACCGTGGTCTCCATGTCCAACTCCTTTCCACTGGGGACCGCTGGGATCAGAAACTCGACTTCACGATTTGTGGAACCCCTTCTCAGGAGTTTCTGGACGCGGCAGCCTCGGCTTACTCCAACATGACTATCAACTCCGCTGCCCGGAGAATGGTGGACCGTCACCTTCAGGAGCGGGGGGTGTTTCCGCGTGCTAGGCTGACCGAGGAGGCACAGGCGAAGTTTCTCCAGGCCTTCCCCTATCTGTCCCACCTCGGAGCTTCCCTGCGCCCAGAGGAAGTGGAAGTGGTGGAAAGCCTCGGTCCGGGCATCCTCGGGATGTGGCACAAGGAACGCAATCAGGTGTTCCTGGCCGCGTCCACTCTGGATCGGGGACTGGAGACGGTAGTGGCCACCCTCTATGAGGAATGGCTTCATAAGGCTCACGGATACGTGGATGAGTCTCGAGCACTCCAGGACTTCCTGCTACAGAAATTGGTTGCCTTGTCGATGGGGGCAAAAAAGTTGTCTTGAGGGTCTTGACTTATCCCCGGGGGTAGACTATATTTAAGTTATCCCCGGTGGGCGGTCCACCGGGTGGCCCGAGAAATGGAGGACCACATGACCAACGCTAAGCATCAGCCCACCCTCTCCCCCGCGGAAGCCCTCAAGCGTCTCCGGGCCGCGGGCGGGGCGGACATCAGCCACGAAGGCTTCACCTACTCCCTTGACGACTGCACGGAAGCCCTCTGGCCGTGGGCCACGGACGCGGACGGCAACCAGTGGTTCCCCACCGGGGAGCCCGGTGACCCGATCACCGAAGTTGACACCTGGGTGGAGGTCTGAGTCATGAACGCGGTCACCGTTCTCGAAGCTCGACTGGAAGAGGCTCTGGAGGCGCTCAAGAAGCTCGCCAAGAAGGCGGAGCGGTACGGGACGCCTCCGATCACCTGGACCTTGAGCGAGGTCCGGGAAGATGTCCGCGAGGACCGGGACGGGCGCAAGGTCCGCGTCCTGGTTCGGGACATCGTCTTCAGCTCGCTGGAGGCTCCGAAGGTCGGAAACTACACCTTCATCGCCAAGCTGGAGCTCACCCCCAACGGTGCGATCATTGACAGCATCCCGGGCGAGGTTCTGCCCGAGCGGTTCCGTCATACCAAGGGCGAATGCGAGCACTGCCAGCAGAACCGCTTCCGCAAGCACCTGTTCGTGGTCCGGGACCATGAGGGACAGCTGGTCCAAGTGGGGCGTTCCTGTCTTCGGGACTACATGGGCATGGACACTCCCGCCTCAGTGTCTGCCCGCTTCAACTTCCTGCGCGAGGCGGCTGATCTTGGCGAGGAGTTCGGTGGATCGGGGATCATTGAAAACTCCGCCCTTGAGCTCCTGGCGGTCACGACCACCGCCATCCGGCTCTGGGGCTGGGTGCCCAAGAGCGCACCGGAATGGGCGGGTAAGCCCACAGCGGAGAAGATCGCACCCTGGTTCTGGGTGTCGCCCAGTGACACGGTGGGTCAGGCTTACCGGGATGCCCTCCGGGCGGCTATCACCGAGGCAGACTGGAAGACGGCCCAGGCGGTTCTGGACTGGGTTGCCAGCGAGGAAGCCGGGGACAGCGAGTACATTCACAATCTCCGCGTCATTCTCGCGCCGGGGATTGTTCCCATGAACCGCCGGGGCTACGCTTGCAGCGCGGTGGCTGCCTATCAGCGCCATCTCAGCAAGCTGGAGGTTCAGCGCCGCGAGCGTGAGACTTCCCGTCACCTCTTTGCCGTGGGGGAGCGCATCAAGGACCTTCGGGTGACGTGCATGAGCAATCGCAGCATTCACGGAACCTACGGACTGACGATCATCTACAAACTTCAGGATGATCGTGGGAACGTGTTCAGCTGGTTCAGCTCTGGCGGGGCTAACCTGGAAGTGGGCCGGACCTACAAGGTGGACGCGACCGTGAAGGGACACGGGGAGTACAACGGGGTGGCTGAGACGCAGCTCACCCGGGCGAAGGTAAAGGAGGTGTTGTGATGGGGGAGCGGTATGAGATGAAGGTGTATGACGGAACGGAACCGGACACCCCTCTGTCGTGGTGGGAGGGGTGGCCGCTCACGTTGGCGGTGGTGCTCCTCGCGGCAGCTCGCTGGATGTGGACTCTCTGGATGGTGTTCTGATGGAGATACCGGAGGAGTGGAAAGCCTACCTTGTGGCCCGCACAAAGGAGGGTATGGCCCGCGCCCGGGCGGCTGGAAAGCAGATCGGGCGGAAACCAACTGGAGAGGCCACTGTGAAGGCCATTCAACGTCTTCGGTCACAGGGGTTCAGCATGGACAAGATTGCCCGGACCCTGGGCATTGGAAAGGGAGTGAGTCAGCGCGTCTGTAAGGAGTTTGATACGCGGACCAAGACATCTGAATTGACGAAGCCCCAGCCGGAGGGCTACCTTATCCCCGGTAAGACCGATCAGAAATGGAGCACTACAATGATCGAGAAGAACAATTACAGTGAGGTGACGTATCGACCGGACACCAAGCGGGGAAGGCTGTCGGTGTACGTGGGGCTGGACGTGGCCACCCACCCCGAACACGCTTTGACTCAAGGGATGCTCCTCAAAACCACCATAACCCGTAAACCCGAAGGGTTGGAAATTCGCGGGTTGGTGGTGACAAAGAAGGGGACGCGGGAGGACGGTATTCTCACCGTAGGCTTTCAGAAGCGCAGCCCTTACAACCCGCTGCGGATTGTCAAAAGCGGGTGTCGTCTGAACCTTCCACCCTTCTCCTGCGCTTCGGCTTCGCACGCTTTCGACAAGGTCACCGGGGAACACGTCTGGATGGTTCGCAACGAAGATATTGCCCTCAAAACTCGCCAACCTCGGGAGAAGACGCCAGCACCTCAAAGTCCAACCTCTAACCCGGTCTGGATGCCCCCAGCGGCAGACATCCCTGATGCTTGTTTCCGCGCGGCTGTGGACACCATTTTGAAGATCGGTCAGGAGCAGAACCGCCGCTATTTCTTCATGGCGGAGGATGGCGTGACGAAGGTTTGGGTGGATGGATCCAGTCTGGGTTATGAGCAGATCAAGCCCCGGACCCTGTCCTCTGTGGAGATGGGAGAGTGGATGGTTGATAAAGGGGCAGCCTATCTTGTGGTGGAGCTTCTCAAATCCTCCCAGGGGGACATGTCCTTGGACCTGTGGGCCGAATGGTTTGTAACCCGCAAACGCCTTGATCTGGCCAAGGCGGTTCTGGAGGAGCTCAAATGCGCATGATCAAGCTGCGGGCGTTCTTGCTTACGGGCGGGGAGCGGAAAGATCGGGTAGTGTTGGTGGACGGGAACACCAAGATGTGGCTTCTTCGGGAGGAAGTGGAACGAATCCTGAAGGAGGACATGGGTCACGACGCATTCAAGTTGACAGGGGTACAGTTGTATCCGCATTGGAACAGGGAGGGACGCTGATGAACCTGGTTCGCGTTCTGAATTGGCCCGGTCCTCCGGTCAGCAAGACCTGGCGGGCGTATATTAGCCTGAGTGAGCGGACCTTCAGCCTGTACATTGGGGCTGACCTGGAACGGGTTATGGCCCTTAACTGGCCCATTCCGACCCGGTGGCAACATTTCCCCGGGCAGGGGCGGAACGAAGTGGTGCGGCTCTACCCCGTCCATTCCGGCTCTGGCATGAGCCTTTCCTTCTACCCTCAAGGGGCGGAGGACCGTCATTTCAGGCTGACGGCTAGGGTGGATCGGCCCTGGAGACGGACCATGGAAATGGCTGAGCATCGCGCTCGCTGGGATCGGGACAACGGATGTTTCATCTTCGACCCTGTGGATTGACATGCGCACAATAGTTTCGCTGACGGTGATCGCTGCCGCCGGTATCGGGCTGGGAGAAGGCCTGTCCAGACTTTTCCCTGACCTCCCTCGCTGGGCTCTAAACGTTGTTGGGATCGCACTGTCTGTGCTTCTCATTGTTGAAATCGGAAGGACGCCAAAGTGATCTTGAGAATTCACATGGTCCTCGAAGTCTCAGACGCCCAGAACCTATCCTGGCTGGAAGAGGTCCAGAGCAGGATAGCGGAAAGGGGTGGGATCCTCCAACTTCGGTTTGAGGCACTCCCGTCCAAAGACAAGCTGTCGGAGAACGTCCTCAGCGCAGTCAGACGGGAAGGAGGCTTTTGATGCTAGAGCTCATCGGATGGGCCACAGTTTCTATACTGGGGGCGGCGGTGACGTTCTACGCGGTTCTGATCGTCATGCTTCTCCGAGGTGCAAGCCTGGAGGACGTGCCGGCGGTGATCCTAAAAAGTCTGGTTGCGGCGGGTCTGGCTGCCGCGCTGATTCTCCTGCTCAGCGGCTGTGGTTTCGCTTCTCCCCTGGAGGGGAACCTGGGCGGCAGCTACGCCCACATAATTCCAGCTTCCCGCGAAGTCAGGGACCTCGCCCAAGGGCCGTCTTAAGGTCCAATCTTGGGGAATAACGTTCAGAGACTGTGGGTCTGAACGTTAAGACGCAGAAGCCCATGAGCGCGAACAGATAATTCATTGGGGAATAACGTTCTT